GTACCAGAGCTTGTTAGAGAGAATGAAGACGGTATGCTGTCAATGAGACATCAAGGTATTGCTCCAATACTGCTTGAAGCTATAAAAGAGTTAAAAGCTGAGATTGAAGAGTTAAAAAAATGCAATAAGTGTAATAACTGTAACTGTAAAACAAACAACGATGGCGGTACCAAGTAGCGGAAGTTTATCAATGCAATCAATAGCGTGTGAAAAGGTTCATGACAATTATGGAGTTCCTGTTGACGGTCTTGGACAGTCACAAAGAGCAGCAATAGGAAGAATAAGTTTGTTTGATGTTTCTAGATCAGGAAACAATAACAACTCAACTGTATCTTATGATGTAACAAATATAGCGTCCTCAAGTAGCCCAAACAATTCAGCGCCTTACAAAATGAGTGAATTTTATGGTTATGATCATGACGCAAGTATGCTTTTACCATAACAATAACTATCAAAGCGATACACACACTTAAAAACTGTGAAAATAGCGTAATAATATAAACATAGAATAATAATTAAAAGTAAAAAAATGGCAATACAAGGATCATATGATTTTAAAGGAATAGTTTTAAGCGATGCTTACCTACAAATACAAGGTGTTAACTCTTATTTTCAAATTGAAAAAGTAAACTCTTTAGAAACCCCAGCTGTTTTTGCAGAAGACGGCGTAACTGTTGAAACAGAAGCGGTATACGTAACAACTTATAACAAAAATCTTGTTAGTAGTTGCAACGTTAACATTTTTAAAGATGAAGCAGCTAAGAACGCTAATCCAGAAAACACTATAGGTAACTTTAGTTTTAATTTTACAGCATCTCTAGAAGATGGTGCGGTAAATAACATAAAACAAGCTTACGTTGCTTTAAAAGCACAAGAAGCTTACGAAAATTATACGGACGTATAATAATTAATAATTAAATTAAATAAAATGAAAGACGTAAAAGTAGAGGACATCGCTAAAGATGTAAAAAAAGTAACTGACGAAGAATTAAAATCAGTTCAAGAAAAAGTAGCTTTAATAAACCAAGTTCAAATGCAAGTTGGTGGTTTAGAAGTTCAAAAAACAATAGCTGTTGAAACTTTAAAAGCTAGACAACAAGAACTGCAAGTTATTCAAACTTCGTTAGAAGAAAAGTACGGAAAAGTATCGGTTAACTTACAAGACGGAACTATATCCGAATTACCAGAAGATGAAGCTGATAAGAAAGATTAGTATCGGTAAAGATTATAAAAATGAAGCTATGCATTACTCCGTAGGCCAAGAGGTTTACGGAGGGCATACTATCTGTCATATAACAGAAGAAGACGAAAAGTTTAGTATATTTATTAAAAAAAATAATGATATATTACCTTGGAAGGATTTTAATAAAAACATGGCTGTAGCTATAGAGTATAATCTAGAGTATTAATGAGAAGCGTTTTTAATTTTGTAGTAGAACCTATCGGAGGAAGATACAACAACAATAAAAAAGTAGATAACGTTGACTTGATACTTAACACTCAGATATTTACGCATCAAAACGTTAACAGGTTAGGTTTAGTAAAACAAGTACCTATAGTTGGGAACCATAAAGTTAAAGTAGGTGATCAAGTTATAGTACACCACAACGTGTTTAGAAGATTTCACGACGTCAGAGGAAACGAAAAAAACAGTAAAAGCTATATAGATGATAAAAATTACTTATGTAATGTAGATCAAGTGTATGCTTATAAAAGAAAAAACAAATGGCAACCTACCGATGGGTATGCTTTTGTAAAACCAATTGAATCTAATTATATATATAGTACTCAAAAAGAACAACCATTGAAAGGTGTTCTAAAAATAATTCAAGAAAATAAACACTTAAAAGAAGGAGACTTAGTTGGCTTCACACCAAATAGTGAATATGAATTTGTAATTGATGGAGAAAGACTTTATAGAGTTAGATTAAAAAACTTAACAATAAAGTATGAATATCAAGGAAACGAAGTTGAGTATAATCCAAGCTGGACACAAAGCGGTTGAAGAGTTAATAAAAGTTGCTAAAGAAGCTATAGTTGATTCAGGTGATGATATAACAGCGGATAGATTAAAGAACGCGGCGGCTACAAAAAAGCTAGCTATATTTGATGCTTTTGAAATACTAACTAGAATTCAAGAAGAGCAAGATATGATAGACAATAAGCCTAAAAAAGAAGCTACTCAAACTTCATTTGGTGGTTTTGCAGAAAGAAGATCGAAGTAATGTACGATCAAACTCTTTTTAAGGTTATAGAACCTGTTAAAATAAATACCATAAAAAGACTTAATAAGTCTAAAAAATGGGAATACGGTTATAATAAAGAGCACGATATAATTGTTATAAGTAAAACTGGGCAGATTGGAGAAATATATGATATACAAAATCTTCGTGTAGCTTTACCAAAAGCGGTTGGTGTTACTAAATTTGATAGTAATAAATGGGAGGTAAAAGAATATCCTAAAGAATTAAATAGAATAAAAACTATATTTGACTGGAAAAATTATCCAAATGATTTTAAAAGCAAATACATAGATTACATAGAAGATGAGTTTAAAAAAAGAGAAGAAGGGTTTTGGTATTATAACAAGAACGTTCCTACTTATATTACTGGCTCTCACTATATGTACTTGCAGTGGAGTAAAATTGATGTTGGGAAACCAGACTTTAGGGAAGCAAACAGATTATTTTATATATTCTGGGAAGCTTGCAAAGCGGATAAAAGGTCATACGGAATGTGCTATCTTAAAAACAGAAGATCAGGGTTTTCATTTATGTCATCTGCGGTATGTGTCGACATGGCAACAATATCTTCAGATTCAAGATTCGGTATTTTATCTAAGTCTGGACCAGACGCAAAAAAAATGTTTACAGACAAAGTTGTACCAATATCCGTCAACTACCCATTTTTCTTTAAACCAATACAAGACGGTATGGACCGTCCAAAAACAGAATTAGCATACAGGGTTCCAGCTAGTAAACTTACTAGAAGAAGTATAGTTAAAGCTAGTGAAACACAAGAAATATTAACAGGTTTAGATACCACTATAGATTGGAAAAACACAGGTGACAATAGTTATGATGGTGAAAAACTAAAGTTATTAGTTCATGATGAAAGTGGTAAATGGGAGAGGCCAAACAATATATTAAATAACTGGAGAGTTACTAAAACAACACTAAGGCTAGGTAGTAGAATTATTGGTAAATGTATAATGGGTTCAACCTCAAATGCTTTAGATAAAGGTGGAGACAATTTTAAAAGATTATATAAAGACTCGGATGTTACTCAAAGAAACAGGAACGGTCAGACTAAGTCAGGACTCTATTCTTTGTTCATTCCTATGGAATGGAACTACGAAGGATTCATTGATTCTTATGGAGTACCTGTTTTTGACACTCCAGATAAAGAAGTCTCTGGCCCTTATGGAGAATATATCGACACTGGAGTAATAGATAATTGGAACAATGAAGTAGAGGGTCTTAAGAACGATCCTGATGCACTTAATGAGTTCTATAGACAGTTTCCCCGCACAACAGAACATGCATTCAGAGATGAAACTAAAAATAGTATATTTAATTTAGCTAAAATATACGAACAAATAGATTATAACGAAGAATTAAATATTGATAACGCAGTTACTAAAGGTAACTTTCAATGGTTGAATGGTGTTAAAGATGGTAAAGTTATATTTTACCCAGATAGTAATGGTAGATTTAGAGTAAGTTGGACACCACCAGCTAATCTACAAAACAACGTTATAATAAAAAATGGTATTAAATTTCCAGGTAACGAGCATATGGGTGCTTTTGGTTGTGACAGTTATGATATATCAGGAACAGTTGATGGTGTAGGTTCTAAAGGAGCTTTACACGGCTTAACAAAGTTTAGCATGGAAGATTGTCCACCAAACCAGTTTTTTTTAGAATACGTAGATAGACCACCAACCGCAGAGATATTTTTTGAAGATATGTTAATGGCTTTAGTTTTTTATGGTATGCCAATATTAGCAGAGAATAACAAACCTAGATTATTATACTACTTAAGAAGAAGAGGATACAGAGGTTTTAGCATGAATAGGCCAGATAAAATCTGGAACAAACTATCTGTTGCTGAAAAAGAAGTAGGTGGTATACCAAACTCAAGTGAAGATGTTAAGCAGTCTCACGCTGCTGCTATTGAAATGTACATACAAGATCATGTCGGTAGAAAACAAGACGGTACGTATGGTAAAGTTAATTTTAATAGAACTTTAGAAGACTGGGCTAAATTTGATATAAACAATAGAACTAAGTTTGATGCTTCTATTTCTTCTGGACTAGCTATAATGGCTTGTAACAGACATTTATATAAACCAAATGCCAATATAAAGAAAGAAAAAATAAATTTAAAATTTGCTAGATACAAACAATCTGGCAACAGATCAAAACTAATAGAAAATTAATATGGCTGAGTCAGTTGTAAAAAGTTATTTTCCAAGTCAAGTCGCAAGTGACTCTGAGAAGATGGGTACCGAGTACGGTCTTAAGGTTGCTAAAGCTATAGAAAGCGAGTGGTTTAAGCGTGACTCAGGTACTAATAGATTTTACGGAAATCAAACAGAGTTTCATAAACTTAGATTGTATGCTAGGGGAGAACAATCAATACAAAAATATAAAGATGAGTTATCTATTAATGGTGATTTATCTTACTTAAACTTAGACTGGAAACCAGTACCTATTATACCTAAGTTTGTAGATATAGTAGTGAACGGTATATCAGAGAGAGTTTTTGATATAAAAGCTTATTCACAAGATCCTTACGGTATAAGTAAAAGAACAGAGTACATGGAATCTTTAATAAGAGACATGGAAACTGAAGATATCGCTGAGTTCGCTTCAACTGCTTTTGGTGTTGATATTAGAGAAAATAAAAAAGAGGAACTACCTGACTCAATAGAAGAGCTAGAACTACACATGCAATTAACCTACAAACAAGCTGTTGAGCTAGCTGAGGAGCAAGCTATAAACACTGTTTTAAATGGTAATAATTATGATTTAACTAGAAGAAGAGTTAATTATGATTTAGTAACACTTGGTATTGGGGCTAGCAAAACTACTTTTTGTAAAAGTTCAGGTATTAAAATTGATTACGTTGATCCAGCTAATTTAGTTTATTCATATACTGATTCACCTTATTTTGACGACGTATATTATGTTGGTGAAGTTAAAAACGTAACTGTAAATGAATTAAAAAAAGAATTTCCTGATTTAGATGAAAAAAGTTTAATGGATATTGTAGGCCAAGGTTTTCAAAACTCAGGTTTCTACAATAGAAGTTTAACCGAATCTAATCAAGTCGATAAAAATCAAGTTCAAGTTTTATATTTTAATTATAAAACATACGCTAACGAAGTTTATAAAGTAAAAGAAACAGCTACTGGAGCTAGTAAAATAATAGTAAAAGACGATACATTTAATCCACTAATGGATGCTATTATGGAGGCTAAGTATGGTAAAGTTTCTAGATCTATAGAAGTTTTATACGAAGGAGCTATCATATTAGGTACTAAAAAGTTACTTAAATGGCAAATGGCTAAAAATATGATGAGACCTAAAAGTGATTATACTAAAGTTAAAATGAACTACAGTATGGTTGCGCCTAGAATGTATAAAGGTAGAATTGAGTCTTTAGTCAGTAGAATAACTGGTTTCGCAGACATGATTCAACTAACACATCTTAAACTACAACAAGTTATGTCTAGATTAGTACCAGATGGTATATATTTAGATGCTGACGGTTTAGCTGAAATAGATTTAGGTAACGGCACAAACTACAATCCACAAGAAGCATTAAACATGTTTTTCCAAACTGGTAGTATAATTGGTAGATCAATGACTAGCGATGGAGATATGAACCCAGGTAAAGTACCTATTCAAGAAATATCTAGTGGAGCTGGTGGTTCTAAAATGCAAAGCTTAATAGGTACGTATAACTATTATCTTCAAATGATACGTGACGTAACTGGCCTTAATGAAGCTTCAGACGCGTCTACACCTTCAAAAGATGCTTTAGTTGGTGTTCAAAAAATAGCAGCTGCAAACTCAAATACAGCTACTAGACATATACTACAAAGTAGTTTATTCTTAACTTCTGAAGTTGCTGAGTTAATAAGCTTAAGAGTTTCTGATGTTTTAGAGTATTCTCCTACTAGAAATGCTTTTATACAAAGTATAGGTACACACAATGTAGCTACACTAGAAGAAATGAACAACTTGCATTTGTATGATTTTGGTATATTTATAGAATTAGCGCCTGATGAAGAAGAAAAACAAATGTTGGAGAACAATATTCAAATGGCCTTACAACAACAAAGTATAGACCTTGAAGACGCTATTGATCTTAGAGATGTTAAAAACATTAAACTAGCTAATCAACTACTTAAAATACGTAGAAAGAAAAAGCAAGTTAAAGACATGCAAATGCAGCAGCAAAACATACAGGCTCAAGCACAGGCTAATGCGCAGACTCAACAAGTTGCTGCTCAAGCTGAGATAGAAAAGCAGCAAGCTATTACTAGTCAAAAGATGGAGTTAATGAAAATGGAAGCTGATTTTGAAACTAGAAAGCTACAACAAGAAGCTTTACTTAAAAAAGAACTCATGAATCACGAGTTTAAAATAAATCAAGAGCTTAAGAAAATGGACTTACAGTCTATAGAAAGTAAGGACAAATACAAAGAAGATCGTAAAGACGATCGAACAAAAATACAAGCATCACAACAAAGTGAGCTAATAGACCAAAGAAATAACAAAAAACCACCTAAAAACTTTGAGTCTTCAAGTAATGATATACTTGGTGGTGGATTTGGATTGAATTCTTTTGATCCAAGATAATTTTTTAATTTTATAATATTATATTATGGCTGAAAATCAAGAAAACGATGTTCAAGAAGAGGTTGTAGAAACAACAAACGTTGAACAAGACTTAGTAGACCAACAAGAAGTTGAGACTAAGGTAGAAGCAGAGGTAACTGCTCCAAAAAACGAAGTGTTAGAAGACGGTACTGTTAAATTAGATTTATCAAGCGTAGAAGAAAAAGCTCCTACTAGTGATACAAACGAAATAAAACAACCAGTCTTAGAACAAGAAACTGTAGAAGAACAACAAGTTGAAGAGCAAGAACCTGTTTTACAGGAGATTACTGAAGAAGAGGTTGTTGAAAAAACAGAAGAGTTAACAGAAGAAGTGGCTGAAGCTGTTGAAGAAGCTAGAGAATCTGGAACACCCTTACCTGAAAACATACAGAAAGTAGTAGATTTTATTGATGAAACTGGTGGTAGTTTAGAAGACTACGTTAAGTTAAATCAAGATTATTCTAAGTTAGAAGATAACGCTTTGCTTAGAGAGTTCTACTCACAAACAAAACCTCATTTAAATAGAGATGAAATTGATTTCTTAATGGAAGACAATTTTAAATATGATGAAGAAGTTGATGAGGAAAGAGATATAAGAAGAAAAAAATTAGCATTAAAAGAGCAAGTTGCAAATGCTAAAAGCCACCTAGACGGGCAAAAGTCTAAATATTACGAAGAGATCAAAGCTGGAAGCAGGTTAGCGCCTGAGCAAAAGAAAGCAATTGATTTTTTCAATCGTTATAATGAGGAATCAAAGATTAACGAAAAGCACCAATCTATATTTTTAAAGAAAACTGAAAATGTTTTCACCAAAGATTTCAAAGGTTTTGATTATTCCGTGGGTGATAAGAAATATAGGTTTAACGTTAAGGATGCTGATAAGATTAAAAATACTCAAAGCGACATTAATAATTTCACTAAGAAGTTCTTAAACGAAAACAATGAAATGTCAGATGCTAAGGGTTATCATAAGTCTTTGTTTACAGCAATGAATCCTGACTTGGTTGCTAATCACTTTTACGAACAAGGTAAGGCTGATGCTATAAAAAATAGTATTGCTAAATCTAAAAACATTGATATGGCACCTCGTGGTATTCACGAAAAAGTTGCTGATGTTAGTGGTTTTAAAGTAAGAGCTATATCTGGTGAATCTTCTAATGACTTTAAAATTAAACTTAAAAAATAATCATTAAAAATTAAACTATGGCTTTTAATTCAACGGGTGCTGCATTAGCGCACCTAACACCAAGACCAGACAAATCTTTATTCGCTGGCAATTACCTGTCTATTACAGGTAACGACTTTAATTTCACAAAACAATTCTTACCAGAAGTGTATGAAAAAGAAGTAGAAAGATATGGAAATAGAACTATTGGAGGTTTCTTACGTATGGTAGGAGCTGAAATGCCAATGGCTTCTGATCAAGTAGTTTGGTCTGAGCAAGGTAGAATTCACATTGCATTTGACGACTGTTCAATTGCTGCATCTGGAGACGCTGCTTTAAACAAAATTACATTTTCTAGTGCAGATAACGCTGCTTATGTTAACATTGGAGACACTGTTGTTATAAGTAAAGGTGGTAAAACTGTTAAATGTTATATCACTGCTACGCCTTCTTCTACTACTAGAACTGCTGTTCCTTACAAAGCTACTGCTTTAAACGGAGCTGCTGCTGGAGGTTTTGATAACACAGCCGCTACAACTGGACTTTCTTTATTTGTATACGGTTCTGAGTACGGAAAAGGATCTATAAATGTTGGTAACACTGTAAACGCTAAAAGCGAATACTTTAACAATTCACCAATCATTATTAGAGACAAGTATTCTGTAAACGGATCTGACACTGCTCAAATTGGGTGGGTTGAAGTTACAACTGAAGTTGGAACATCTGGATACTTATGGTACTTAAAATCTGAGCACGAAGCTAGATTAAGATTTGAGGATCAATTAGAAATGACTATGATTGAAGCTGAAAAAGCTGCTCACTCATTTAGTGCTGACCCTGGAGTTGGATCTAACAGTTTTACTGTTAAAGGTTCTGAAGGTATGTTTGCTGCTATCGAGTCAAGAGGATTAGTTTACTCTGATGCTGATTTCGGTGGATCTGAAGCTGCTGACGGTTTAGCTGATTTTGACCTTATCTTACAAGAACTTGACAAGCAAGGTGCTATCGAAGAAAACATGATGTTCCTTAACAGAGGAGTATCTCTTGCTATCGATAACATGTTAGCTTCTCAAAATTCTTACGGAACTGGAGGTACATCTTACGGTGTATTTGACAACTCTGAAGATATGGCGCTTAACTTAGGCTTCTCTGGATTCAGAAGAGGTTCTTACGATTTCTACAAAACTGACTGGAAATACTTAAACGATTCTACAACTCGTGGATTAGTTAAAGACATTGAAGGTGTTATTGTTCCTGCTGGAACTTCAACTGTTTATGACCAAGCACTTGGTAAAAACATTGCAAGACCATTCTTACACGTTAGATACAGAGCTTCTGAAGCTGACGATAGAAGAATGAAATCTTGGATCACAGGATCTGTAGGAGGTAACTTTACTTCTGATGAAGACGCTATGAACGTTCATTTCTTATCTGAGAGATGTTTATGTGTTCAAGCAGCAAACAACTTTGTTTTGCTAAAGTCTGCTGATGGAGTTATCGGTGACTAATTACTATTAACCAATGTAATTCTTACCCTCGTTATATCAACGGGGGTAATTATTACTTTTATTAAATTATATTATATCATGAAAAAACAAACAAAATCCATCGATGGATGGGAAATTAAAGACAGGATATACCACCTTATGGGTGAAGGAAATCCTTTACTGTATGTTATACCTAGTAGACATACACGTAGAAAACCTTTGTTATATTTTAACAAAGAAACTGGAGTGCAAGAAGAAATAAAATATGCTACAAACCAAACATCGCCACTAGTTAGTGAGCAAAAAGGTCAAGCTACTTTAGGTCATATTGCTTTTAGAAGTGGTACATTAGTTGTACCTGCCAGAAAACAAAATCTACAAAAATTATTAAGCTTATATCACCCTTTAAAAGGAGTAATCTACAAAGAGCATGATGAAGTTAAAAATGCTAATGCTGATTTAGAATATCTTGAAGCTGAAGTCGAAGCTTTAGTTGCTTCAAAACAAATAGAAATAGATCAAGCTGAAGCAATTTTAAGAGTTGAACAAGGAAGTGGAGTTAGCAAAATGTCATCTAAAGAAATAAGAAGAGACGTTATGTTAATGGCTAGAAATAATCCTTATTTATTCTTAGAGCTTTTGCAAGATGATTCTGTACAGCTTAGAGATTTAGGTGTTAAAGCAACAGAAGCTGGTATAATAAAATTATCACCAGACAATAGAGTGTTCTCTTGGGCAAGTAACGGAAGAAAGTTATTTTCCGTGCCATTTGAAGAGCATCCATATTCAGCTTTAGCCGCTTGGTTTAAAACTGACGAGGGTATGGAAGTTTTAATTACAATACAAAAGAAACTTAAATAGTACACATTATGGTAGAGCCACCGTAATGGTGGCTTTATTATAAAAATAAATAAACATGGCAGTAAGTATAGACACAGTATATCAAAGAGTTTTAGCTATAGCTAATAAAGAACAAAGAGGTTATATAACACCTCAAGAGTTTAACTTGTTAGCTAACCAAGCTCAAATGAGTATATTTGAACAATATTTTTATGACCTGAGTCAGTTCGAAGAAGTGATGCAGAGAAAAAACGACACTACTTACGCTGACATGATAGATCTTATAAATGAAAAGATAGATATATTTGAAAAGTATAGAGAAACAGTGTCTGTAAGCGGAGCTGGTATAGGTATACTTCCAGATCATTATAGGATGGGTGAACTATATACTGATAAATGTGGTTATGATGCTGAGATAGAAAAAATAAATCAAAATAACATTCACCATATATTAAACTCACCGTTAACTGCTCCTACAGAAACTTACCCAGTTTACGTTAGAGATTCAGGAAGTACTGAGTCACATAGGAATAATAGAATAAAAATATACCCTACAAGTATAACAAGTGGTGATAACGTTGTTTGTAACTACATAGCTAGACCAGCTACAGTTTCTTGGGGTTTTACTATTGTTAATGAAAAAGCTTTATACAATAGTAGTTCAACGGTAAACTTTGAGTTACACCCTGCTGAAGAAAAGAACTTGGTTATTAAAATATTAGAACTATCTGGTATAATACTTAAAGATCCAAGCTTGTATCAAACAGCTGCTACAGAAGAGTCTCAACAGATAACACAAGAAAAACAATAAATAGATGGCATTACTAACAGGAACAAATGAAAATTATTATGAAGGTGCCAACGGCGTCTTTAATAATGGAGACGAAAACTACGGTAACTATCAGTTTATAAGTTTAAAAGACATTGTAGGAAACTTCTTAATTAGCTATGTTGGTGAAGGTAAAATAATACCTAGAGTAAGAAGACAAGATGTTTTGTTTCATGCTCAAAGAGCAATACAAGAACTTAGCTACGACACTTTTAAATCTACTAAAGCTCAAGAGATAGAAATACCTCCTTCTTTAACAATGCCATTACCTCATGATTATGTTAACTATGTTAAAATTACTTTTCATGATGACAGTGGTTTAGAGCACATAATATATCCTGCTAGAAAAACTAGCAACCCAACAGCTATACTACAGGATGGTAACTTTCATTATACTTTTGACAGTAGTAGTAAACTTTCAACAGCTAGTGATTCAGACACCTGGACAGCTTTTAGCTCTAATGCTACTAGCACTTCTCAAAACTCTGATCAAAGCTTATACGAGTATCATACAGACACAGGTAAAAGATTTGGTTTAAATCCAGAAAACGCTCAATCTAATGGTGTTTTCTTTATAGACGAACTAAAAGGTAGAATACATTTTAGCTCTGACTTATCTAACAAAACTATAACGTTAAAATATGTTAGCGATAGTTTAGGTACAGATTCTGAAATGATAGTACATAAGTTCGCTGAAGAAGCAATGTACAAGTGGATAGCTCACGCTATACTATCTACTAGAGAAAATATACAAGAGTACATAGTACAAAGATTTAAAAAAGAAAGGTTTGCGGCAATTAGACAAGCTAAATTAAGATTATCAAATATAAAGATAGAAGAGCTAACTCAAGTAATGAGAGGTAAATCTAAACAAATAAAACACTAAAGCATGCCAGAAATTAAACGAGATTTTCGCTCGGGTAGAATGAACAAAGACCTGGACGAAAGGTTAGTTCCTAGTGGTGAATACAGAGACGCTTTAAACGTACAAGTAGCCAGCTCAGAGGGTGATGACGTGGGTTCTATTCAAAACGTTCTCGGTAATAAACTAGCTTACGCTTCAGCTATAGGTATAGACGGGGCTAAGTGTATAGGATCATGTAGAGATTCAGCTAATGATAAAATATATTGGCTTATAGCTGGTACTTCAGTTGATGCTATAGTAGAATATGATCAATATTCAAAAACAGTTTCACCTGTTCTAGTTGACACTACAGGTGTTTTAGATTTAAGTAGAAACAACTTAGTAACTGGTATTAACATAATAGAAGGTTTATTATTTTTTACAGATAACAGATCAGAACCTAAAACTGTTGATATTAAAAAATTTAAAGCAGGTTCTTCAAACTTCACGACGCATACCGCGTTAACAACAGCACACTCAACAGCAACTTATAATTTTACATTAGATGATGTAACTGTTATAAAGAAATCACCGATACAAGCACCAACTATATCTATGTCAGCATCTGCTAGGTCAGGTATAGTAGAGAGTGTATGTATAGCAAAAAGCTTTGTAGACGGTAGTGGAGAAGCTTTACCACCTGGTGCTCACCCTGATTCTGATAGCAACTTTACATTTCAACACAACATGAATCTTCAGGTTGGTGATAGATTAAAGTTTACAATACTAGATGATAGCGAAGATGATGAGGTTATAGCTACTGTTATAGATTTACTTTCTTTTTCACCAAACTCGTTTAAGCTAAACCTAGATTCAGTTTCTGACGGTATAGTTACTGGTACTCAAGACTGGAAAGTTATATTAATGGAAGATAAATCTTTGTTTGAATTTAAGTTTCCTAGATTTGCATATAGATATAAGTACGATGATGGACAGTACTCCGCTATTGGTCCTTTTAGTCAAGTTGCTTTTTTGCCAAGTGAATTTGATTACGCACCTAAAAAAGGTTTTAATAAAGGTATGGTTAATTCTTTAAAGAAATTAACTATATCTAATTTCATAACTAGCTACATGCCTAAAGATGTAGTTGAAGTTGATATATTATATAAAGAAGATAGTAGCACTAATATTTATACAGTAAAAAGTTTAAAAGGAAAACCTGAAGATCAAGACGAAGAGTGGACTAACAACTCTATGCTTATAGAATCTGAAATAATATACAAGATATTACCATCTAATCAGTTGCTTAGGCCTTGGGATAATGTTCCTAAAAAAGCTAAAGCTCAAGAGTTTACGGCTAATAGGTTACTTTACGGTAATTATACTCAACAATATGATATTAAAGATGTTAATAACGCAGAGATAACACCTAAGTTTAGTGTTTCAATAATACAATCAGACAGTACAGATTACGGTATTAGAACACCAGGTAAGTCAGTTAAATCTATGAGAACATATCAAGTTGGTGTGGTTTATAGAGATGAGTTTGGTAGAGAAACACCAGTATTAACAGATACTACTGGGTCAATTCAACTACCTAAATCACAAGCTGTAAATTGGAATATTTTACAAGTAAAACTTTTAAACAACCCGCCGTTATGGGCTACGCATTATAAATACTTTTTAAAAGAAACATCAGCTGAGTACTATAATTTAGCAATGGATAGACATTATCCCGCTGAAGATGGTAACGTTTGGTTAGCTTTTCCGTCCGCAGAAAGAAACAAAGTTAACGACGAAACTTTTATAATACTTAAAAAGAAACACGATAGTGATGCTTTTGTAGAAGAAGAAGCTAGATACAAAGTTATAGCTATAGAAAACGATGCACCTGATTTTTTAACAATACAAAAAGTATCTAAAGGTATAGCTACGGCAGATAGTAATGGTAATTTATTTATAGACGGTGGTTATCCTGAAAAAAGCACTACAAAAATACGAATACCAAGAACTTTATGGAAACCACATTTTGGTGGTACTACTGGTAGTGGTGATGATATTGATTTATCTACAGCCTCAATACACACGCTAACTGATTTAATGGTTAGAATTAAAAAAGGTAACAACGTAACAAAATACTACGACATAGCTAACATAGTATACGAAGGAGCTGCTAGTAACTTAGAGTTTGTTGGAACAAGCACTAATTGCCCAGAAAACAAATACTGGCAAATAAACATAGAAAAAACATTTGACGAGTCTGATGTTAATTGGTTAGGTACAGTAGGAGATGGCAACACAATACAAAGCGTTTCTATGACAGTAGAGATTGCTCAGAAAGTTAGAAAACTAAAACCAGAATTTCAAGGAAGGTTTTTTGCTAAAATATATAGAGATTCTACTTTAGAGCAAAATATACTAAAGTTTAATAACATAGATGAAATAAGAATATTATCTCAAAATAATTTTTGGCAAGTTGGAAATGACGCGGGTACATCGCTAGGCGCTAACACCGGTGGAGGCCAAAGCACTAGATATAATTACTGGAGAAATAAAGACAAAGGAACTGGCACGGATCACACTGCTGATTGGTTTATACCTAGGTTTAAGAAATTTAATTGGTGGAAAGATTTAGGTGGAGAAGGAGACCTTCAAGTTAATAGAGACTTAGGAGAGGTATCTGACTCAGTTATAGTTAACACTCAGGGTTATGGAATAAGACAAGGTGAGAGTGTGGTTGAGTTAGCTTTTCATAATTTTGGTAAAAAAGGTAGAAACACCTCTAATGGTCAAGATGACGTTGTTTGGGGTGAGTGGATTAAATTTGGTAATACAGTAGCTCCTGAACATAAAGATTTTGTTAATTCATTACAAACAATTGGTAACTACATAAAGTTTTCTGGTGATCCTGATTCTACAGTTTATGAAATAAAAGGATATAGAAGAGGTGGAGCTATAATGTATAAAGGTAGAAAAAGTGGTGGTGGTGGAAGAACAGGTACTTTCGCGTCTTCAAGAGTTATAATATTTACGATAAAACTAGACAAACCAATACAATGGGCTCCAGAAGATAATATTACTAATATAATAGATGGTTATCAATATCATACACCTATACAAATAGGTACAACTTACGTAGACGAAGACGACTTAGATGGTTTTACCACGGATAATCCAGGTATATGGGAGACTGAACCTAAAGAAGTTGCTGAGTTAGACATATATTACGAAGCTAGTAATGCTTACGCTATAAGCACGCATGGTGACGATATAGCTTTAGATTATCATAATTGCTACTCTTTTGCCAACGGTGTTGAGTCTAACAGAATAAGAGACGACTATAACGCTAAAAAAATAAGTAAAGGTGTTAAAGCTAGTAGTACTGTTGCTGAACAATACAACGAGGAGGTAAAAACAAATGGTTTAATTTTTTCAGGTATATTTAACTCTACAGCTAGTGTAAATAGATTAAATCAGTTTATAATGGCTGAATCTATAACTAAAGACCTTAATCCAGAGTATGGTAGTATACAAAAGCTTAATACTAGAGACACTGATGTTACTGTTTTTTGTGAAGACAAAGTTTTAAGAGTATTAACAAACAAAGACGCGTTATTTAACGCTGATGGTAACGCTAATATAACATCTAACAGTGCTGTTCTAGGTCAATCAATGCCTTATGTAGGTGACTTTGGTATAAGTTTAAACCCCGAAAGCTTTGCTAAGTATGGTTTTAGAAGTTATTTTACTGACAGAGCCAGAGGAGCTGTTTTAAGGTTGTCTAGAGATGGTTTAGAACCTTTATCACCTAAAGGTATGGCTGATTACTTTACGGACAAACTAGCGGTTAGTCAAATAGCTATAGGTTCTTTTGACGATAAAAAAGGATCATATAACATATCACTACAAAGTAATACAGTTAGAGGTGCTGATGATACTGTTTCATTTAAAGAAAACGTAGCTGGTTGGCCTAGTAGAAAGTCATATATACCAGAAAATGGTATATCACTAAACAATATGTATTACACGTTTAAAAATGGAGAAATGTATTCTCATGATAACGAAGTTAGAAATAATTTCTATGGAGTACAATACAACTCTAGTATAAAGTTAATATTTAACGATAATCCAGACGTGGTTAAAAGTTTTAAAACTCTTAATTATGAAGGATCTCAACCTTATTGGAAACAAGATTTAAGTGACACTGAATATTATAACAACATAACTAAATTTGGTTGGTTTAACACAGCTGTTGAAACAGACTTACAATCAGGTAAAGCTAATGAGTTTAAAGGTAAAGAAGGTAAATGGTTTAATTTTATACACGGTACAGCTACTACTCTAGATAATATTGACACTGAAGAGTTTTCGGTTCAAGGTATTGGTAACATGGCAAGTATATCAGGTGATGTTGCACCAGCTAACATAACTATAACTTTAAAAGAAAATAACGACTAAGATGGCATTAACTAACTGCACTATAAATTCAACATCAACGCAGACACCAGGTGGACAAGCTGTAGGTTCTTTAGCTAGTTTAGTTTTGAAAATAAAACCTGACAACGGTTATGTTTTACAAGCTTCTGATTTTACAAACAACACAGGTAGTATCACAGGTATAGCTAGTATAACTTTAGCTAATTCAACTACACCATATGCTGACAATAACGAGGTTTCTGTAACTGTTGATATAAATAACTCGTTTACACCTAGCGCTGATGTAGATTTTGTCATAGATATAGATGGAGCGGCTATATTAAAAAAGCTTGTTCCAAAAACAATAAGTGGTACTTTTGACACTGTGGTAGCTAACGCAACCCCAGCTAGTCAATCAAGTGTAGCTTATAGTGGATCAGGTGTTGTAGGTTCTACAATTACTTTATTTACAAAAACGTTTACAGCATCTTCAGGTAAGTTTTTTGAAACACCACCTTCTTATACTATAGCCACTGGGTTGGAAGAAACCTATACTGTAACAGTAACAGATACTTATACTAGCGATGTTTACTTAACTGCTAGAACATTTACAGTAAAAGCAATTGTACCTAGCGAAACAATAAGCGGTGATAATATAGATTTTGTAGCAAACGCTAGTGGCACTATAACGGCCGTTTCAACAGGTAAAATAACGGCTTTTAGATTAAATACTTCTACAATGACTTTTGATAGAGGTACTAGAAAACTAGCAATATATGGAGATGTTGGAGCGCAGTTTAGATTAAGTATGGTTAACGAAGACTCTTTATCATACAACTTTACGACAAGTGATTTTGTTAATGGGGTTTCATTTACAGGTACTATACCTTCTTCTGGTTTAATTTTATTTGATATAAATATACCAGCTGTAACAGATAATGATTTATACACTTTTACTTTAAGTACCGTGCCATTTAGTGGATCTCAACTAGCAGCTAACATAGATTCTAATGGTGATCAAGAGGTTAATTTTTCTATATCACAAATAGGTGATGTTACGTATACTGTTAAAACAGATGCAGCTGCAGATTCAAGAACTTTTACATCTGATCCTTCAGCTGTACATATTGGTCAACCTTTTGTTGAGTATGATTTTACAAAAACAGTAACATCTGTTTTAGTTTTAACAGACGACGCTGATATGGTTTTAACGAGACTACCATTAGCTGAAGATTTTATTTCTACCAATACAAACTCATCGTCAGGAACTGACTCATCTATAGATATAACAAGCGTTACGGTTAGTCCATCTACATTAAATGCTTCTGGAAATCAAAGCTTAACGTTTACTGTTGTTTCTAATGTAGACTTTTTTGGGTCAACAGCGTCTTCTCATGTGCTAGATCTTGGTAATTTTATGGCAGCAGAAAGTGTTAGTGGTTCTAGTGGTTTTAGATTATACACACCTACGGTTTCTGGAGCAGGTGGTGGAATAATATTAGGAGCACATAGAGCATCATATAACGATGGTAACGGTAATAGTGCTACAGCATCTAAATCAGTAGCGTATGGAACTTTATCACTAACAAACTTAACTAGTGGTACTGGTGTTATGTATGGTAACTTCTACGGAAATAATTTACAACAAATAACACTTACCATGTCCGCGACAAGCTCTTCAGCTTTTCATCAAACACAAAACTTAACTATAACTAAAACTAGTTTAGTTGGTGTTGCACCATCTCAAGATTTACATTATAGTTGGACCGCAAAACTAGATGAAGTAATAGATGCTAGCTCTGATATGACGTTTAACATAGCTGTTAGTTTAGCAAATAACCCATAAAAATAAAACATGGCAAACATAACATTAACTTTTTCATACCCGGTACAAGATTCAGTTCAGGTAGGTGACACTGCTTATTACGCATCTACTTCTGCTGTCGGAGGTTTTAATACAGCTGGAGATATAAAAAAAATAGGTGTTATAACAGCTGTTACAGATCTTACAATATCTTGCAATATAGAACCTTTTGCTGTTAGACCTTCAGCCACTGATTTTATATTGTTTAGTAAAGACAATACGGTTAGTATGGGTAGCATAGCTGGTTACTATGCTGAAATTGATTTACAAAACAACAGCACTACCGCTGCTGAAATATTTCATGTTAGCTCTGAAGTAGTTGAAAGTAGCAGATAACGTGTAATTATATAAATATAAAAATTTAAAGAGATGATAATAGAATTATTAGAAACATTACCATACGTAGAACCTAGCGTAGATTACGGCATAGGTCCTTTAGTTATAGCTGCTGGTCTTAAAATAGGCTCTAAAATAGCAGGTGGAATGATAGGTAGTGGAGCAAGAAAAAAAGAAATGAGAGAGGCTAAAGCTGGTTATGACAAACAATTAGCTGCTTTAGAGGGTCAAGACATATCTAACCCTTATGCTAATCAGCAGAATGTATATGAAGATTTAACTGTAAACACACAAGAAGCTGATATGTTAGCTCAACAGCAGCAGCAGGCTTTAGGTAACACTATGCAAAACTTGCAAGGCGCAGCTGGTGGATCTGGTATCGCGGCTCTAGCTCAATCAATGGCAAATCAACAATCACAAAACTTACAACAAGCAACTACTAGTATTGGTCAGCAAGAAGCTGCTAATCAGTTAACTGTAATGCAGGAACAAGGTAAGATGGATGCTAGACAAGTAGAAGGTGAAATGTACACTAGAAGAGCTCAAGCTGCTAGAACTAGCGGTATGTTAAGTAGAGCTGGTCAAAGGTACGAAGGTGCTATAGCTGAAAAACAAAGAGCTACAAAACAATTAATGGGTGGTATTGGTGAAGCTGTAGGTTTTGGTAGTACATTCTTACCAGGTGGTGCTAATCATCGACCAGGTGCTGATTCAACTCAATAAATAACAAAAGATGGCATTAGAGACAAAACAATATTTACAAGATTTAGCAGGTCCACAAAACCCGAATACTTCTAAAGAACAAAATCCAAACATAGCTTTTAGAGAAAAACAAGCTAAACAAATAAACAACGATAGAGTAAACGCTTATTTAGATAAGTTACCAGATGGTGTTGAATTAGCTAAAATACCACCTAAATATAAAGGTAGCGTACAAAAATGGGCTTTTGATAAAAAATCTGAAATAGCAAAATTAAAACTTGGAATAAAAAACACACCAGCAGGTAGTCCACAGAATTTACAACTTAGACAGATGGTTCAGGAAAAGGAATCTGCTTTTGAAAATTTAAATAATCAACTTACAAATTATCACACATATAAAGATGAGTATTTGAAAACTAGCTATGCAGGTAACCTTAGTGACGCTAATAATCCTGATAAAGTTAACATGTTAAGTGGTATTTATACTGATAAAATGGATATGGTAATAAGTAATTCAGGTGATTTAATGTTTGAAAATGACGGTGGAGCTATAAAATTTAATGACCTACCTGACTACACAGTTAAAGATAACAACGCAGCTGGTGAAATATTAAACATGAATGAACAAGCTTTTAAATTAAAAGCACCTTTGTCTAAAGGACAAGAACAAATATACAGATTGAAGCTAAATAAAATGATGAACAATAGAGACACTGTTAAGTCTTTAGCTATGGATGATTTTATAATGGATGGTGGTTTAGGTTTATCTAGAGATCTTATATATGATGATTCAAGATCAGAAGAGCTTAAACAAATAGTTGCTGACTCTTATTTAGATATGTTTAAAAATACTGCTTTAGATAGTTACAATACAAATCAAAGTAGAGGAAAGTTTAGTGGTGGTACAGCTTCTAGTAGAAAATACAAAGCTAGATTAGATAACATTAATGCTGGTTGGGAAGCTTTAGGTCAAGGAGATCCATCTGTTCTAAATAGAACACTCAGTGGTAATGACGAGCTAGTACCTTTAGAAGAAGAAGAAGGATTATATACTTATTACAACGGAAGTAAAGAAATAGTTGTGGATCCAAACGATCCTAACGATTTACAATATATATTATCAGGCCAAAACATACCAGACGATATGTGGCCTAAAACTCAAAAAACAAGTGGCGGAGACGCACAATCATTAATAGAGAAATACTCAGAATAAATGAACGAACTAGAAAAAATCGTGCAGCGCATGATCGAGGCTGGTGAGCCTGAAGAGAATATAGCAACTGTTATAAAATCTTACAACTCGCCGGGAAAGACATCGGATCCTGTACAAGTGGAGTCAAACACGGGATCAGAAGATACGGACTCCAATTCGGTAAATACTTCATCGGAATTACCAGAGATAAGTAGTTGGCAATCAATCAAAAACTCTTTTAGTAATCTTTTTGAAAACTTTAGTGACATAGGAGAGTTTTATAGTGATGATGGTGGTAAAGACGCTGCTAAAGACATAACAACTAACGCTGTTTTTAGCGCTATATATGGTCAAGAAAACCTAGAAAATAAAGATGTTTGGCTAGGTGGTGATATTGGTAGTAAGAATACATTAGAAGCTTTAGCTAGATACGAAGAGGATCAAATGGAGATGAAGCAAACTAAAGGTATAATTGATAGTTGGAAAAAAGGTGACCTTGGTGGAGCGGCTGCTGGTACAGTTAACGCTATAACAAATATGATAGGTAGTGTTGCTTATGGTACAGCTACTTTTGGTATGGGTTATTTTGCTGATTTTACAGCTAGAAATTACGCGGAGTACAACAAGCAAAAAGCTGAGAACCTAGGTATGTCTTTAGAAGAGTTAATAACGAGCGGAGAGGCTGATAACGTCACACCTGTTACGTTAGGTGTAGCTAGCATGGCATCAGAAAGTATAGGTACTTTAGCTACAGTGGCTTACGGTGCTGCACAGTTAAACCCTTACACTAGAGGCGCTAGTAAATTAATACCAAAATCTATTTTATCTAAGGTAATGTATAGTTCAAAAGCCAGAGGTGCTTTAGGTTTATTAGCCTCTAGTGGTACTGAAGCTGTAACTGAGATAACACAACATGGTATTGATGCTGTTAACGATGAACTAGGTAGAGTTGCTGGTACAAATGAAGAGTCTAAAGCAGGACAAGTTTTTTTAGAAGCTATAACTAGTGAAGAAGGTTTAGAAGCTGGTCTACAAGGTGCTATAGGTGGTGGTGGTATGGTAGCTGGAACATATAGCGTTAAAGCTATGAATCAAGTTAGAGGTGCTGTTGATGGTGACAAGCTAGACACTGACATAGCTGAAATGACTCAGCTAAGAGTTAAGTTAAATACAACTAAAGACGAAACAGTAAGACAAGGTTTACAAAACAAGATTGATGGCTTAGAAATGAGTATTGCTGATCAAGTTCAAAAAGGTAACAAAATATATAATAGCCTAAACGGTAAGCAAATATCAGAACTAGAAAGCTTTAATGATTTATCAGATGTTACTGCTTTTAAAATTACTGAATTAAATAAAAAACTAAGAACAGGTCAAATAACCGAAGCTGAACACAAGGTGGCTTCAGATGGATTTTTAGTTAAATACGATAAAGCTAAGCAAAAGATTGGTGACATGAAGCTTGCTGAAAACATAGAGTTTTTAGAGTCTACTGTTAAATCAGAAAAATCAGCTAAAAACCTAGAAACAAACATATTAAATAGCACTCTAGAAACAGAGGCTGCTATGGAAAACCTAAGCGAGGTTGATAAAAAATCAAAACAAGAGTTTACAAATAACAAAGGTGAGGTAGCTGGCTTTACTGTAAATGGTAAGATATTTGTAAATAAAGAAGTTGCTAGAAAAACAGGTCAAGTAAATGTAGCTAAGCATGAGTTTTTACATAAAGTAATGAATGCTAAAGTTGGTGATGTCGCTGCTCAATCTAAGATGGTTAAAGGTATTAGAAGAGCGATGAGTAGTAAGAATAGAAAAATTGTAGACGCTGAAATGAAAAACAGAGGTTACAATACTAAAGAAGAGTTTGCTACTGAATACGCTCAAGTGTTTTCAGATCTTATAGCTCAAGAAAAAGTTAACTTTAACAAAAGCGCTATGGGTAAAGCCGGAGACGCTATAAAAAGCTTTTTTGTAGGTAAAGGTTTTGATAATATATCATTTAAAGATGGACAAGGTGTTTACAACTTCATTAAAGATTACAGCAAGAATACAAAAGGACTTAGCTCTGAGGCTAAAGCGGCTATAGGTGGTGTTGACCTAGCGCAGGAAGGTGGGTTACAAAAATCACAAACTTCAGCTGAAGCTCAGAAAGTTAATGATATATATAATAATAATGAAAATAAAACAGAAGCTGGTTTTGAAATAGCTATGTTATACCGAGGTATGGCTGAATCTGTTTTTAATAGTTTAAAAGAAGGTAGTAACTATACGTTAAATCAAAAACAAGTCTTTGAAGATAAAAAAGAAGACATGATTGCTATGATGTTGTATGATAAGATACCTAGTCAAAAAGCAAATAGCAAGGCCAGAAACGTAGTTGGTTTAGTTCAAGATTTTGAATCTGAAAAACAAAAATATAACAACGTAGCTGCTTATATTAATACTTTTTTTAAAGAAAGATCTAAAGAAGTGTTTACATACTTTGCTAAAGACGCTGCTAATGAAGGTTTAAACAGAGAAGATGGTACTTTAAAAAAATCAGTAAGCAATAAAACAAATAAAGTATCTAACGTAGATCAAGGTAAAGAGGCTAGAAAACTAACTAGCTTTGACAAACTTAAAGATAGAAAAAATAAAGACTTTTATAGCGAAACTGTTAAGAAAGATGTTTCAAGAGACGTAAGTATGGTGTTAATTAAAAACATCGGTAGAGTACATTTGACAACTGATAAAATAATAGAGAACATAGAAGAAAATGTTGACAAGTATATATCTAGAACTATAAAAGATCAGATGGGTGAAATATCTAACAAAGAAGGTAACTTGGTTGTTAGTGAAAAATACAAAGAGTTTATTAACGACAGTTATGAAACAGCTGTTAAATCGTTTCCGTTAAGTTCTATAAAAAAATCTTACGGTAAACTATTTAAGCTTAAACAATTAGATAGAGAAAAAACAGCTCAAGGTAACGCTATCTTTGAAATGACAGCGCCTACTAGAGGAGAGTGGGGTGCTTACTTTACATTAGGTAAATATACTACACTTAAAGCTAAACAGTTAAAGCTTGCCAAAGAAATAGCGGCTGAATATAATAAAATAGAAGTTAGTCATTTATTGACAGACGGTAAGTTTCTTAAAAAGCTTTTTGAAGTTGCTGAAATGAGTGGGGTTGCAATTGCAGACATACAGCTTAAGCAATTAATAAAAGATATAAATGTAGGTTTAGATAAAAAAGCAATTGAAGGTAGAGGCTTTGATACTACTATTCAGTTTAGCAAAACAATGTATGATTCTAAACAAAGTAAAGCTGTTGTAGATGCTTTAAAAACTCCATATGCTAAGCATGTATATAGAACTAACTATATAGAAAGAACTAACGAAAGGTGGTTAGTTAACGCTATATCACAAGTACTAAAAGCTTCTGATATAAAAGATGCTAGAAAGATAGCTGAACAATTAGGGAAACCTTGGATGGCAAAAAATACTTTTGCTAAAGAAAAACAAAAAGGTCTTGATTTTGCTATAGATAATTTACATACAAAAATAAGTGAAGGCGAGGTTACTGTTAAAGTTTTAAATGCTAAGTATGGTATTAAAAGTATAGTAGATTTAAATAGTTTAGACGGTGTTAATAGCGCTAGAAAAGCTATAAGCTATATATCTAAAAAATTAACTAAAAGTGAGTTTATAAGAGGTATATATCAAGGTGTTACAAATCCAGCTAGAGTAGCGGGTTTTGAGGTTAGTGATAATGTTGGTTTAGAAATTAAAAAATCTGAAGCAAAAGCTATACCAGAGTTTAAAAGCAATGGTAAAAGAAATAAAGCATATTACTCTGCATTTAAAGATACTAAAGACACAAACAGAAACTTAAATATAGAATCTACAAAAGATGGTTTTAGAGATGGTAACATAACCAAAAAGAACTGGTACTACGGTAATCCGTTTAACAAACTTGATGATGACGGTAAAAAAGCTTTTGTAAAAAAATTATACAACAGTAGTTTAGAAGATAGACGTATATTGCTTAAGCTTGCGGATGTATTAAGAAAAGGTATTGTAGATGGTGATTTAACATATCAACAAGTACAATGGGTTTTAGTAACTCAATTTGGTAACATGGTTGGTGTAGGTAAAGCAGCTGCTGGTCCTAAATTTCTAATGTTAGACAAAAATGATAATGTATTAACATTTAAAAATTTTTCAGATAAGAAAAATGATCCAGGTGTGTTAGAGCATATGATACCAGCTGACTATATAAAAGGTTTAGTTTATGACTATGTTATAACTGGTAACAAAGAAACTTTAGTTGCAGAGTTAGAAAATTACGCAACGCTAGTTTTACCAGATTTAATTGATAAAAAACTTAGAGAAGACGGAACTCAATCAGCTATGGGTATAGATCACAAAGTAGGTTCTAAACCTACTGATAACAGGTACTCAGGCACGGGTTTACGTTTGTATGATGTTTCTACAGGTAAAATTATAGATACAGGGCTACAATACTCTAAAACAGAATATAACAAGTCTGCTAATATAATAAAAGCAGAAATTCAATTTAGTAAAACACCTAAAGGTATTAGTGTATTTGATTTTGATGATACATTAGCTAGAACTAATAGCAAGATATTAGTAAAAATGCCTGATGGTAAAAATATTAAAATAGATGCTACTGAGTTTGCTTTAAAGTCAGCCGACTTAGAAGCTGCTGGCGCAGAGTTTGACTTTAGTGAATTTACTAAAGTTATTGACGGTAAAAAAGGACCACTAGCTGATCTTGCTTTAAAAAGACAGGGCAAGTTTGGAAGCAAGAATATATTTGTACTAACTGCTAGGCCACAAGAAGCTGCATATGCTATACACGCGTTTTTAAAAGGTATTGGTTTAAATATACCTATAGAAAACATTACAGGTTTAGAAGACGGACGACCATCTGCTAAAGCTGATTGGATAACTCAAAAAGCAGCTGAAGGTTATAATGATTTTTACTTTGCTGATGATGCTTATAAAAACGTAAAAGCAGTACAAGACACATTAAATCATCTTAACCTTAATCCTAATGTTGAACAAGCTAAGCTTCAGTTTAGTAAAAAAGGTAACTCAGATATATTTAACGATATACTAGAAGGAACTAAAGGTGTTAAATCAGAAAAAAGATTTAATGCTGCAGCAGCTAAAGCTAAAGGAGCTAGAGTTAAAAGCAGTTGGTTTATACCACCTGGTGCTGAAGATTTTCAAGGTTTAATATATCAGTTTTTAGCTAAAGGTAAAAGAGGAGAGCTTCAAATGAAGTTTTTTGAATTAAGATTGTTTAAACCTTTTGCTAAAGCTAACGCGGCTATGAATAGAGCTAAGCAAGCTTATGTAGATGCTTTTAATTTAATTAAAAAACAATACCCTGGTGTTAATGAATCTTTAAACAAAAAGCTTAACAAAGGTGAGTACTTCATGCAAGATGCTGTTAGGGTTTACATATGGAATAGAAACGGTTATAGCATACCCGGTATGAGTAAAAACGAAGCTCAGTCATTAATAAACTTTGTAGAAAAATATTCTGATATAAAAGCTTACGCAGACAGTGTATACAACATGTCTAAAGACACTAACTACATAAAACCAGGTGAAAACTGGTTAGATGGTAGTGTAGCTAGTGATATCAGCGATTTAACATCTAAAGAAAATAGAAAAAGATATTTAGGTGAATGGATCAACAATAAAAATGAAATATTTAGTAAAGAAAATCTAAATAAAATTGAGGCTATATATGGTGATGATTTTAGGTCTGCGCTTGAAGATATTCTGTGGAGAATGGAAAATGGCACAAATAGGACAACAGGTAACAATAAATTAGTTAATACTTTCCAGAATTGGGTGAATAACTCTGTAGGAGCTATTATGTTCTTTAATATGAGGTCTGCTGTTTTACAAACAATATCAATGGTTAACTTTATAAACTGGTCAGACAATAGCCCTATTAAAGCCGCTAGTGCTGTATTAAATTTTGATCAATACATAGAAGACTTTAGTACCATATTTAACTCAGACATGTTAAAGCAAAGAAGATCAGGTTTACAAACAGATGTCAACCATGCTGAACTTGCTAAATCAATAAGAGGTAGAGGTAATACTCCTGGAGCATTATTAAAAGAACTACTTAGATTAGGTTTTACACCTACTCAATTAGCGGATAGTTTTGCTATTGCATCTGGTGGTGCTACTTTTTATAGAAACAGAATTAAAACATATACTAAACAAGGTTTTACTAAACAGCAAGCTGAAACAAAAGCTTTTGAAGATTTTGCTGAAACATCTGAAAAATCTCAGCAATCATCTAGACCAGATTTAATATCACAACAACAAGCTGGTCCATTAGGTAGATTAATATTAGCATTTCAAAACACACCAATGCAGTATACTAGGTTGATTAAAAAATCTATACTTGATTTATATAATGGTAGAGGTGATGCTAAAACACATATATCTAAAATAGCATATTACGGTTTTGTACAAAACTTAATTTTTACAGCTTTACAAAACGCTATATTTGCATTAGCTTTTGAAGATGACGAAGAAGATGCTGCAATACTAGACAAAAAAGGTGCTAGAATGGCTAACAGTATGGTCGATACTATATTAAGAGGTACTGGTGTTTATGGTGCTGGTTTGTCAACAATAAAAAATATTTTATTAAAATTTAAAGCACAAGAAGACAAAGGCTGGAACGCTGATCACACTTACACTGTTATTGAGTTTATGAACTTGTCTCCACCAATAGGTAGTAAAGCTAGAAAGCTATACTCAGGTATTCAAACTTGGAAATTTAACAAAGAAGCTATAGCTGATTATGGTCCTGGAATAGGTAATCCTATATATCAAGCTTTTGGTAATGTTGTTGCGGCTGGAACTAACATACCTTTAGATAGGTTGTTTAATAAAATAAACAATGTTAGAGCTAGTTTAAACAGAGAAAATAAGGCTTGGCAAAGGTTTGCTAATTTCTTAGGTTGGAACACTTGGGATGTTGGGTCTAAAGCTGACGATAAATTAGAAAAGTTAAAAAAGAAAAAGAAAAGAGGTAGAAAAAGAAGATCTGGTTCATCTGCTTACGAAGATTATAAAAAAAGAAAAAACAAAAATTAATTATGAAAAAAATACTAGTAATTCTATTGCTTTTTTTAAGCACAACAGTAAACGCTCAGTTTTTTGAAAACGTTTATAAAGACTTTTTAAAATATGGAACTGTATATGTGGCTGGGGATGTAAGTAATCCTCAAATGGAAGTTAAAGAATATTTTGTTAGAACAGATCCTCAAGATTTTTATGGTATACCAGAGGTTATAGATCAAACAACATATCACCCTTATGATTATAGGTTTGGTTTTGGTATACGTAAACTAGCTAGGTTTGGTTACGAAAGTAAACCAGGTAACTTTTGGACAGGTGATGCGGATATTGAAAAACAAACAGCTTTATCTGCGCCAACTTCAGCGGTTAAAGGTTTAGAGTATTTGCTACATTGGGAAAAAGAAAGACAAAACGGCGATGAGTTTACTAATAAAAGATTATTTGTAAGACATACTGGTAAGTATCATATTGCTAAATTTGAATCAAGAGAATCTGGTAATGTAGGTTTTGAGTATACTTCTGGTGAAATAAGAGCTAGATTACCTATTGGTAAAAAATTAAGTATATCCGCGGGTGCAATATACAGAACACATCAACAACCTTACGGATATAATCCAATTGAAATATGGTTGAACGAAACTGTACAGTATGATTTTGATCCAGGAGTAGATTACCCTGCTAACCCTTGGTATTCGCTAGGTTATTTATATGGTTATGACGATATATATTACACGTCTAACGATCAAAATGGTAACTCAACTTCTGATTGGTATTGGGTTGATGGTGACGGTAGTATAGTTGCTTATACAGATTTACAGTTTAGAGACGAAGTATTTGGTGATTTAATGAACAGATTTAATAATGAAGCTTGGGACGAATTAGAGCCATTTGCAGAAATTGCCCCTATTGTCGGAATTGATTTTTACCACTACAAGTCTAATTTTTGGTTACATGCTTACGCTAATTACATATTACCTTATCATAAATATGTTAAAGGTAACGTAGATTTTAGTTACCTACATCGTAATAGCTGGGGAAAAGGTGGTCATAATAATCAACTTGATGGAGAGCAATGGGACGATTACCAAGCCGGCTTAATGTTTGGTTGGAAAGTTAGTAAATCAATAGGTGTATTCATAGAAGGTGAATATACTAAGTTTTGGGATAGCAAAATATATAATAGTAGTGTTGGACTTAATTTTACATTTAAATAATGGAAGAAATAAATGAAACATCTAAAGTATCACTAGATATAAAAGCTGTAATTGGCGCTGTAGTAGGTATTGTTTCAATAGCTGGAGTTTGGTTTACGTTAACAGCTGAAATAGCTCAGCTACAATTAGACGTAGTTAGAATGCAAGATGCTGTAGAGCTAAATGAAGAGTTTAGAATTAAGTGGCCAAGAGGAGAGATGGGTGCGTTGCCAGACGATGCTAAGCAAGACTTAAGAATAATGTATCTTCAAGATGATGTTGAAAACTTAAAATATATAGTTAAAGCACTAGAAATAGATAATGCTAAAAAATAAGACATGGCAAAGAACTTAGACGAAAATTATAAAATAGGCTTAGATATAGATGGTGATGGTAAACCAGACGTTGGAGTATCATTAAAAACAATAGGAGCGTTGGTATTTGGTATAGTATCACTAGCTGGTGTTTGGTTTAGCTTAAAGGCAGATATAGCTTTAGCTATGGAAATGCCTAAGCCTACTATATCTAAAACAGAGTGGGAGTTAAAAGACGAGTTAATACGTAACACTATCATGGACACTCAAGATGACGTAGAAATGATATTAGAAAAACTAGATAAGCTAGACGAAAGAATATACGAAATACAAAAGAATAGATAATGAAATATTTAATTTTAATTTTAATACCATTTTTATCTTTTTCACAATCAGATGTTCCTGATAAATACTGGTTAACTGATGATAATTTTGAAGAGGTAGTGTCTGGTAATTCTGCCTTTGGAGATGACAATGACAAAACTATTCTTATAGAGTTTTGGGCAGATTTTAATAAAGAAAATTGTTTTGACGAATGGGAACAAGTAAAAGATGCTCTATACTATAGAGTAGATATTTCTAAAGCTCCAAACGCTAAAAAAGAATATAGAATACGTATGGCACCAACACTAATTATATTTAAAGATGGTGAGAAACAAGCAACATTTAAAGCTGGTTTAGACTTGTTGCTACCTACTGATCTACAAGAAATTCAAGAATCAATAAACGAAATAAATAACGCTAGTAAATTTTAATAATATGAAGAAATTAATTAAATCATTTTGGGAATGGGTTTTTAGTAAAACAACTATAGACGAAAAAGTAATAAAAACAGCTAAAGAAGTTTCTAAAAGAGCAAAAGCCGTAAAACAAGAAGTTAAAGATGTTGCTAATGCTGTAAAAGAAGTTGGTAATCAAGCTGGAGATGTTGTTGATGCTGTAAAAGGCAAGGCTAGAAAAGGAAGAAAAAAGAAAAATGTTAAGTAAACACGTAAGTCTACACGAAGGAGTGTATAGCAGAACAGCAGAAAGGCTAGGTATTAAAAACGATCCCACTGACGATCATTTATTAAACATGATTACTATATCAGAAAAAGTGTTTGAGCCTCTTAGAGAGCACGTAGGAGGTCCTATAAAGATCAATTCATTTTATCGTGGACCTGAACTTAATAAAGCTATTGGCGGAAGTTCTAAATCACAACACTGTCACGGTCAAGCAATTGATATTGATGACACATTTGGTCATGCTACTAATGCAGAAATGTATAAGTGGATAAAAGAAAATTTATCGTTTGATCAAATGATATGGGAGTTTGGTACTGATAAAAATCCTAACTGGGTTCATATTAGTTACGTAAGTGATGACAAAAATAGAAACAGATGTTTAAAAGCATATAAAGACGAAAATAACAAAACTAAATACATGGTAATATGAGTATATGTAAGAAAGTCCAAAGCGCAACACATTTTAATTCACCGTTAAGAATTGATTGTTGGCCTGAATATAAAAAAGTAGGAACACAAGATTCACCTAGTGGTGCAAAAACTGCTAGTGGTGCTATTAAACGTGTTAATAAATGTGTACCTAAATAATGACTTGGTTAGCTAGGCAAAAAGCACTACACAGCTCTCCTTTGTTAAAAAAGAGAACAAAGGAAGAAAGACAAGAATCTAGAGCTGAACGTAAAGAGTTTAGAACTGAACGTAGAGCTGAAAGAAAAAATAAAAAAGAAATAAGAAAGACTACTAAGGGTAAAGGTAGAAACTTTAGATCTACTGAAGAAGGTGCTGGTATGACATCAAAAGGTGTTAAAGCTTATAAAGCTAAAAACCCAGGTAGTAAATTACAAACAGCTGTAACTGGTGATGTAAAACCAGGTAGTAAAGCTGCTAAAAGAAGAAAATCTTTCTGTGCTAGGTCTAAGGGTTGGACTGGTGAAAGAGGTAAAGCAGCGCGTAGGCGTTGGAAATGTTAATTATATGAAAAAATCAATTTTAATTTTATTAAGCATAGTTTTAGGTAGCTGTGCCGTGCATGATCAAAAACCTAAGATAATGGTAACGCATGTATTGGCTGTTACGGAAACTGGTGATACTCTTAGGTTACCTATAAACATGATAAGACCTAATGTTTATTATAAAATAATAAGGTATCCTAATAACTATTATAATAATTGGAATCAATATCCTAATTATTATCAACCTTATTATAACAACAGACCTATATATAGTCCTAGTAATAATAACAACAACTCAAATAATAATAATAGTAATAATAACAATAAGCCGATTAGCAAACCTGCTACATCAGAGCAAAACAAAGCTATTAGAATAAAAAAAGGGAAGTCGTAAGACCTCCCTTTAATTATATGTATAGATTATTTGATTTTTTATACACATTGGTTATTGTATGTATCAAAAAGTCATAACTTTTAGCCTTTAACCATCGCAAGCTAAACAATCTTCGTTCATTGCTTGTTGAGCTATATCTCCACGTAAAACAGATTCTGTCCTAGTATAATATAAAGTTTTAACACCTTTTTTCCAAGCCTCAAAGTGAACCTTGTTAAGCCACTTAGGCGTAGCAACGCTAGGGAAAGCTAAATTCAAACTAACTGATTGATCTACATATTGCTGTCTCAATCCAGCTTGATTAACTAATTCTAGTTGATTAATTTCCTTGAAAGTTTTAAACACATCTTTTGCACTAGTGTCATGTGACATAACAACATCATCTAGCTCTGCAATATCCTGTACACTACCACCATCAGCAAGTATTTTCTTCCAAGTTTCTTCATTGTTAATTTTTAATTTTTTTAACAACTTAACTAGAGAAGGGTTTTTTCTTATAAAAGTACCTTTAGCTGTTTGTTCTGTGAAAACATTCGCAGCCCAAGGTTCAATACCAGGCGAAACATTGCCGCTAAGCTTACTATTGCTAACAGTAGGAGCAACAGCACGTAAATGAGTATTACGTAAACCAGTTCCAGAACACCATAAAGGTTCTCCATAAGTTTCAGCCAACGCCATTGAAGCTCTTTCACTTTCAATTTTAATCTGACTAAATATTTTCCTAGTTTCAAACTGAGCAAGTAAACCTTCGAAGCTGATCCCTTTCTCTTGTAGGTACGTATGCCAGCCCAATACTCCAAGGCCCAACGCTCTGCCTTTGGTAGCTGAGCGGACCGCGTTTTCAAATCCTCGTAAACCTTTAGCTCTTTGTATAAATTCTTCCATGACTCCGTCAAGAAACCATATACTATCATAAATAAGGTTTGTACCTTTCCATTCTTCATATTTAGCTAAATTTAATGATGATAAGCAACATACAAAACTATGATTTTCATCAGTGTGTAATGTTATCTCAGAGCATATGTTTGTCATATGAACTTTGAGACCGTTATCTTTGTATGCTGCTGGGTTATTTTTGTTTGTATTTCCCTTAAATAAAATATAAGGTTCTCCAGTTGCTTTACGCTTTTGTAATAATTTACTCCATCTTTTTCTAGCATCTTTATCTCCTGCTTCAACTCTTCGCATGAACTTGTCGCCGACCACAGCACACTGGTGTAGGTTGAGGGATTGACGATTAACGTCTCCTTTAGGTTCTCTAATTTCGATCCAGTCTTCGAAATCGGCATGCTCAATATTGATGTTAACTGAAGCAGCTCCTCTTCGGACAGATCCTTGATTAGTGGCGAGTATTGTTGAATCGTAAATTTTACAAAACGGCACAACTCCATCAGATGTTCCATTTCCTGTTATATTAGCGCCAGCGGGTCTTATTTGATTTATACCGATACCAACTCCACCGCCGTGCTTAGCGAGTAGCATCATCTCTAAGTTTTTTTGTCCTATGTCTTGTATACTGTCAGCAACATCGATACCAAAACAGCTAATAGGTAGACCACGATCAGTACCGGTATTACTAAGTACCGGACTAGCCAAGCATAGCCAGCCGTTCCAAATATACTCGAAAAAAGTTTCTGCCATTTCTGGTTTATATAATCTACGAGCAACCGTCTTTGCAACTCTTTTATAAGCTTCCTTTGGTGTTTCTCCTTGATATAAGTATCCTCCAGATATTGTTTTTTTGTATACGTCGGTGTCTCCCCACTTTGGGTAGTCTTCACCTTTTTTCCATTCATTGTTCCACATTATTTTATAAAATGAGTTATCCAGGCAATTAGCCCATTAATATTTAACGCAACAAGATTCCATTGTTTTCTTGATGACGTTTGTACTATTACACATACAAATCCTATCATAAAAAGTCTAGGATCTAATGTCCATTGTCCTGCTATCAAAAAACCCGCACCCATGTAACCTACACGTGATGCGAACTTCTGATATGATGTTAGCTTGTTTGTATAAGCTAACAGTTTAAGTAGTTTTATTTTTGTTACCATATGTCTTCAAAATCTTCTCCTTCATTTGCCTTACTATAGTCAGTCGGCCTAATAGCGAAGAAATCAGTATGAGTGACGCCCCCGGTAAGATGATAAAACCAATTAAGGTTGTCAGCTGCTTTTTCGTCAAACTCAAAAGCTTTTTTATAGCCAAGTTCAATAAGTTTTTCATTAGCTCTTTTTCTTATAAATTGTTTTAAGTCATGAGCTTTAATACCTTCAATATCACCCATCTCAAACATTTTGTCTATATACTTTTCTTCTAAATCAACCATAGTATTAGCCGCTTTGTATATGTCTGATTCACAAGCACTTAAAAGTGTTTTATCTTCTTCGCACATATGTCTAAACAACTGGCAACCCATTTTACTATGTAAGCTTTCGTCTCTTACAGACCATTTCATTTGTTGTCCGATGCCTTTAAGTAAATTGCGTAGCTGAAAAGAATAAAGTACAGCGAAGGCACTGTATAAGCTAACACCTTCTGCAAAAGCAGAGAAGATAGCAAGGGAGGTTCCAATACCCACACTGTCGTTGCCATCATAAGCAACCAGGTTATCAAAACGATCGGCTGTCGCAGGTTCGTGTAAAAACGCTTCATAATCTTCTAGTTTTAAAGTTTCATTTAAATAACTATATGCTACAGCATGTACAGTTTCTTGTGAACCGAACATCATAGCCATTTGTCTTATCTCGTGTTTAGGAAACCACGATACGACTTTCTGGGTCCAATAGTCTGATACCGCGCATTCCGTTTGTGCGAATCCAAGAAGTATGTTCCCGACAAGGTTTTTTTCTTTTTCATCTAGTTTTTCTTTCCAATCTTTAATATCACTTTGCATAGGTATTTCAGTGTGTAACCAAAATGCTTGTGCTTGTTTTAACCAACCCTCCGTGTAATAATCAGGGTATTCAAACGGTTTGTACGCTATGCGCTCATCAAACAAACCCATTAGTGAAATATTTCTAAAGCTATATCTACAAAAGGTATGTATAGCACATGAGTGGTTTGTTCTGGTTCATTGTAAGATCTAACACCTAGTAGTATACCAGGGTAAAATCCAAATGACAAACTCCAATTTTTCTTTTCTTTCATATATTGTAATCTTTACATTGTTTTATTAAATCTTTATATCTTATAACACCAAACTGTTCCCATCTCCATTTTATCCACGTGTTAAGCTTTCGCTCTCCATATCTTTGTCTGGCTATTCTTTTCCCTTCTCTAGGATTAACCTTACTGTTTCGTCGCATTCTTTATGATTTTGTGGTTTATACAATGTAAGCGGTCCTAATCTTCTTTCAGTTATAAGCTTTTTGAAAAGCTTCCACCTTAGTGGAAACGATTCATTAGCCCTACCTTTAGTTTCAATTATAAAACCTTTACCTACAAAGTCAGGTGTATATTTTATGTTTAATATTTTTTTACTACCTCTATTTTTATATTCTCCTTTACCATTACTACATCTTTCGTATGCTTGAAAAGGAAAATCAAAAGCTTCAGAGAGTTCAAATGTTTGGCCTTCATATAAAGCTGTTATCTTAGCTTTACGTAAGGCCATATACATATATCTCTCTAGACCAGAAGCAAAGTTAATACCATCATAAGTTATTTTCTTTGATTGTACTGGTCCTTTTTTACGTTTATAAGATTTCTTCCTCATTGACTTCTATATTAGTTACATCTGTTGTAAATCTTTTATAAGCAACCTCTTCAATTTCATCTTGCAAACATCTTTTAGCTGCTTCAATATACAACAACGCGTCCATTAATTCTTCTTGTACGTCAACAAGAAACCTATTAAGATCTTTTTCTTGACCTTCGATCTCTTGCATCATTGTAGCTCCATATTTCTTTTGACCTATTAAACTACGTTCGTCCATCTTCCTTAGTACTTGCTGTACTATCTTATCTTGTGTTTTAATCTTCATCTTTTACAAATGTTCCGTTAATCATTTTTCCTGTTCTAGCTGATATAACCTTGTAAGCTTCATCAATACAATATTCTATATCATATCCTTGTAAGTGAGCTAAGTTAGTAAGTACTACAACCATATCTCCTATAGCATCTACAACCTCTGGTTGATCGTTTTTAAGTAACGCTTTAGCAAGTTCGCCAGCTTCTTCTTGTAATTTAACATATTGTGTATGTGAATTACCTTCATCGTACAAACCTCTTGTTGCTGCCCAGTCTCTTATAAGATCAAATCTTTCGTCTGTTTTTAAAACTGTACCTGCCTCATTATTAGCCATCATAACTAACATGTCTACATCTGCTGAATCTTTAGGATTGAAAAATGCTTCATAAAAAGCTTTATTGTAAATATAACTTCTATCGTTGTTAAACATTGAAGTTTTAACGTTGGCCATTATCCAAGGTATGTTTTTAGTTGTTAACTTAAACGTACCAAACTCTGGATGCTTCCAAGTTAAACCTATGTTATCCATTAGTTGTCCTTTTAATTTATTAACCGGACAAGGGAATGTTGAGGTTTGTTCTGTTGTGTTTATTTTCATTTTATTAAATAGGTTTTTATATAATTTTAAATCTTTCTTATAGCCATAAGACGTTTGAAGTTCTATTTCACGGTCTGATATATAGTTTATATCGTCTGACTGTTCAAGAACCTCATACTCTCCCTCCTTATAACCTTGTATAAGGGTGACTCTGTTATTAAGATTACGTGTTACGCCAATCTTTTTACCTGGTATGTGGTATAAATAATACATATTTTTTATAGTTTATCGTTATACAAATGCATGTTGTGAGCGTGGTGATAGTACCATCCAACATCTAAATCAAGTCTCTCTGCAATCATTTTTTGTAATGATGAAAATTGATATTGATCATTACAGAAACCGTACCAGATGTCATTAGAACGCATATAGACAGACATACAAAGCCTATCTTTAACAATAGAAAACTGTATAGCATAAGTACATGGTGTATCTTTGCGGTATTTATTAAACTCTTTGCAATCATATATACTAATAGCTGCGTGTCTAGTTTCTGGGTTGTCTCTTAATTTAGCTACTACATAATCTATTTGATTATTACGCTGCCATTGATAACCGTAATTAGAATTTACTTTTCTATCACTATCTGCCATTTTTTCCCATATAGGAGGTACTTTACCATATAGCTCTCCTAGTTTGTCTATACTAGGATCTCCTGATAAATACCATTGCCATTCAGCTTCAGCATATTCTAAACTCCACTTACGCTCTTTATTTGTTATGTGGTTATCTAAAGGGTTTTCTATATAAAAACCAACATTAAATAAAGCTTTTGTATTATCAAAATCCATACCCTGTCGTATAGCTGCATCTAATAAAGCTTCGTAAGCTTTGTTTGCTGTTTTGAAATAACTAGGTTTCTTTATTATATTTTTCATAATAGTATTTATAATATTTAAAAATTGTACTCCATAACTCTCTTGAATCAAACGTACCTGGTGATCTGTTTAATTTGCCATTTATTTTTATATCTATATACCAGCTCATAAAGTTTTCTTTACAAAATGGAGATATATAAATGTTGTTGTTAATACACCATCTATATGCTTTAAATTCTTCGTAATCATAAGAGTACGCTTTACTTACTTTTTTCTTTTTCATGATTCCCAAGGCATAGCCTCATCATTAGCGTTTTGTATCTCGTAAGGTATAAAGCAACCTGATTTATGTTCCCATTTAAAATGAGCTTCAGCGCCGTTTTCACCAAGGTTTTGAAACTTAACTTTCAGTACTTTAGCTTTAACAGTCTTAGCTTCATAATCTCTATGAACTAATATACCGTGATAACTAGCATCGTACCATTCGCCACCACCTTTTATATTATACATTGTAGGTTCTTCCATTTTACCGTCTTTGTCTTTGTACATCTTTGTAGGATGCGCAACAACAAAAACTAGTACGTCATACTTTTTAGCAAACGTTTCTATTTTAGTTAGATATTCCATTGTGTAACGATTAACATCTTCTGTCTTACAGTCTACGTCTCTAACCTTATTAAAAGGATCAATTACTAAGCATTTAATACCTTTACGTTTAACAAGCTCAGCTCCTTTACGTAATACTGATTCTAGCGTATAACGTTCCATATCAATAAAAAAGTAGTTATCATTTATATGATCAGCAACTTGATTCCATTTATCACCATGTATATCTGATGTTGTAGGCATACCTTCCCAGGTTTTACGCATTAATTTATGAGCGTGTAAATAAGTTGGCGCGTTTTCTGGTGATGCAAAAGCCGTTTTCCAACTGTAGTTACGATTATACCCGACAACCATTTGGTCAACAAAGTCTGATTTACCTGAACTAGGTATACCAGTGACAGTAATAAATTGACCGGTATAAGTAGAAAATATGTTATCAAAATTTGATAAGCCAACTTGGTATCCTTTCTTAAAGCCATTACGAACAAAGTCAGTAACTTCATCTTCAATATCTCTGAATGTCGTAACATTTTCAAGCGGTACGGGTCTCGCTCCGGCAATACGCTCTGCCAATTTTTCTTTACCATGTTTTTGTAAGTATTCATTAGCGTCTTTACAATCATCAAAAGATACAAGGTAACAAACTTCAGCTCCAAGTCTACGGACTAATTCTGATTGTAATGCTTGACCTGCCTCATCTGAATCAACAGCTAATATTATTTTTTCTTTGTCTTCAAAATAATCTATACAGTTGTCTAGATAATCTAAGTTATTAGAATTTAATGTAGCACCATTAGGGACTGATATTACGTTTTTAATACCAGCTTCGTGTAGCGCTAACACATCCATTTCGCCTTCAGTTATAACACAACTGTCATAACCTACTATGCTATTTATATTATAAAATACTTTCTCAGCACCCTTATATAATTTAAAGTTCTTTCTGCCATCGCGATACTTAACATTAATAAGTTGATCACCCATGAAATACTGAAACTGTATTGTGTTCTCTTGTTTACCTGTCTGAGGCATAAACTCAGACCCTTCATTGACCTTAAGATCTTTTAGAGTCTGAGCTGATATTCCTCTTGTGACGAACCAGTCAACAACTTTAGACGTAGGTTTTATGTGAGTGTTATGTATAGCATTTGGCCTTACATAGACTTTTTCACTAGCACCTTTACGTTGATAAGTATGTAGTTGAAATGATGTGTTACAATTGTGACAAGTACCGAGACCCCGTTCCCAATCATAAGAAGCACATTTAAGCTTTTTATTTTTAGGTTTCCTATCGTGAGAACACAAAGGGCATATACCCTGTGTTTTCTCTTCTAGGCCATGTTGATTGAATTCGTCAATCAAAAATCCATTGATCTCTGTTGTCTGCATTTAATTTAATTTATTTAATTATTCTCCATCTCTACAATCAGGGCATATGTCGCAGAACAAATATTCGTCCTGCGTCATAACTTGCCCACACATCTCACATTCCATTAAAATGGAAGGTCGTCAGCCGGTGCCGCCGCTGCAACTGGTGCAGCTTGAGCTTGTTGGTCTTGTTTAGGTGCTGCGGCCACGTTATCTCCGTTTGTCCACACCACTTTAACATTACCAAGATAGGTTTTAGCTACTTTAGCTTCCCTTTCTTCTTTTGATTGTTCTACAACTACAGGGCCTTGGTTTCCAAACTGATCTAGCTCGTCGTTCAAAGTTATTGTAATTGGTAAGTATTTACCTTTTTTACCTACATAGATCTTATCTTTAGGTATTTCATTAAGGTTAATACTAGCTTTAATTATTGATGCCATATTAATATGCGTTTACTTGGTTAAACATTCTTGTTATCTGGTCTTTAGTTGCACCAGAGTTTCTTCTTAGATTATCTACAGCTTTAACATGATTTTGATTTGCGTAAAAGTTATCAGTACTAGTTTTTATTCCTGATACTGTACATAGTCTTTTTGTAGTTCTTTTTCTTGCCATATTTAGGTTTTTAAAGGGTTTTAGTTAAAAAAAATTGTTGAGGATCAAATGCCTCGGTTTTAAAAAATAGTTTATATTGTTCTGCTGCTTGCTGAACTTTGTCAGCTCCTCTTTCATAAAATTGAGGCGAACAGTCAAATATACCTATTTGGTGAGTTGTTTTATCTATAACTATAAACAACATTTCGTAGCCAAATAGTTTACTATAAATATAAGCTTGCGAGTCGTAGTTGTACTTAGATGCTGAGTACTTAAACTTTGTAATGTCTGCTGTCGTCTTTAAATCAATAATCAGCTTTTCATCATGGTTTATAATATCAGCCTTGCCTTTCCATAATTCGCCTTCAAGCTCTGTAATCCCTGGTTTTTCATATTCTATGTTACTTCCACGTATAAGATCTTTACAAACTTCATTTGACATCATTTTATCAGTCATTAGTTCTATCTTATCTACTTCTGTTTGTAACAAACATAATTCTCCACCTGAGATCTCTTTATACGCTTTTGAGTTTCTACTTGTTGATTCTATAACTTTAAAGTTTTTAAGCTTTTCAGGTTCTAGTATCGCTGTGTGAAAATAACCGCCAACTAAAAATGCAGGTATCTGCTTTGATGGTTGACCTAGCGCTAAAGGATTTGTTAATAAAGTAGAAATATCAGAATTACTAAGATACTTTTTACCAAAGCTACCATAGTAGTGTTCATCATTTTCTAATTGTTTTAACACATCTTCTTTTTTCATTTATAATGTTGTTAGTTGTTGTTCTACCTCTTGAGATAGACTGTACTTGGCTTTTATAGCCGCTACTTTACCACCTGCTTTTACATAGTCCTTAGCTTTACTAAAAGCTGGATCGTTAGTTGAGGTTAAAGTTGGTTTGTTTGTTTTTGGGGCAAATTTCTTTTTGCCGTGATCATTTGTAGCATCACTGTCTGCTGTGTCATCAATAAGAAATAAGTTACCTAACGCATATTTTTTAGCGTAAGAAGATGCTGAGCCAAACTGTTGAGGTACATTCATACCTTTTTGATTTAAGTCTACACCGACTATAGAGGTAGCGTGTATAGCATTGTCACCATCACTAACTGTTGCAGTTGACTGCATCATTGGTAAAGGGTCAACACTAATGATCTCTTCATTAATTGTTACTGATACTCCTAACTCTAAGAGAAAGGGTTTTGTTGCTTCTAGGATGTCTTCGGCTGATCTGAAGTTGTATTTGCCGAACGAATTAAATCTACTCTTTTTCGATTTAAATTTTGTCTGGATCGTTGCCAGTTTTTCATTTATTGTCATTGGTATATGGTTTTTTCTTATTATTATAATTACACATATTATTTATTATTTAATCACTTAACTTACAGGTAATCAAGCACTTGCGAGTGATCTACAGATAGTATTAATTTATCTACAGCTTGTTTTTTTAATTGTGAAACTCTAACATAAGAGCTACTACCTTGTATGTTTAATATTTTAGCTATATCTTTTGCAGCATGTTTATCACAGTCTAAACCATAGCTTAATCTTAGTATTTGATACTCAAGTTCATTTAAATGTTTTTTAAGTAAACCTGTTAAATATATATTCAATAATTGTTGATTATAAGGTTCTGATTTATCAGGTATATCGTATATTGGGTTATCGTCATTATTAGGTTTCTCATCTATACTTAAAAATATAGAATTAAAAAATAAAGCTACCATCTTTTCATCTTTGCCAAAGTTTTTACGTATTTCGTTTAGTTTATGCTCTGGTATACGTATATCACCTCTGTTAATATCAATTGACCTACGTATAGCTCCTTTAATTCTTTTGCTAAAAAAGCTTTTCAATGTTTTTTCTACATCTTCTGATTTATTTAATGTTTCCCAGTCTAATCTATCTACAGCTTTAGTTAATCCAGAAGATCCTGATTGTATTAAATCCATTATACTTTGTACTCCTGAAGCTTGTTGACTTGTTGAAAATTTTCTAGCTAAACTCTCTACTAATGGTAAGAATTTAGTTATTAATTCTTCTCTTGTGCAGTCTTTGTAGCCTTTACCTTCTAATAAAGTTAAAGATGATTTTAAATCTTCTTTATACCTTATATAGTTCTGTATGTTATACTTCTTCATTTAATAGTATTTTTTCATGTGTTAATTCTTTATTCATGTTTCTATAAATTGTTCTTGAGGAGCAATCGAGTAGACCTGCTATTCTAGCAATTGTGATTTTCTTACCGAAGTCATTTAAATCTAACATTGTCTGATAAATAGATTCTTGATCTACCTTGCATGCTCTTCCTATTAGTTTGCCAACGATTGACATTTTCTGTTCAGGAGTTAAACCGCTATAGTCCTTAAATATTACTTTACGCATTTTATTCTTAGGTATATCACCACCTTGATTAAAAACACTTGTTATCATATCATTTAACACTGTTTGTTTTATAAAAAAAGTTACAAAACCGTTTTCTTTGTTTGCTATAAACTTAAATATAGATTTCATGTCATCTTCAAGTGACACAATGTCACCTTCTACACCATCTATGTTTAAATAATATAAAACAAGCATATGCCACTTTAGTGACTTATATGTTGTTATTTTAGCTTTAGTATTAAATAGAGAATAGTTTTCGTAAGTACCGTCTTCAAAGAACATGTATTTATCTGTCTCAACAGTAGGCAGGTCACTAATAGGAAATCTCCTATAAACCACGCGTCTATCGTTTAGCCATTTTATGTTTCTTTCGTGTGACATTTGCTTATTACTTATTAATCTTTAAGGGCTGTTGTCACAGTCCTTTCTTTTTAGGTTTAGTTTTTGGTTTAATAAAATTTTTAATTTTATCTTTGATGCCAAAGGCATTTGTATTAATTAAATGTATTGCTTGTTTTCTACTCATCTATAATTGTTATTTTTACGTTAGTCCATTTACCGCCTTTTAGTTCTTTATTAACTAAAAAGTCTATTCTGTTGGTCCATCTTTTATTCATTCTATCTTCTATTGTCCATTCACCATCTAACTGTCCTGCTCCTTCAACACAAACTCTAGTACCAAACACAAAGCCGTGTTGTTCTAGATCTCTAGATACCGCTATCCAGCGATGTCCTTGAGGATTAGCCTCATTAATAGTTTTTAATGAAGCTGTGGTTAAATAGTCTGCATTGCATTGAGCAGGATCAGCATGGTATATTGTCGCTGTAACCAACAACATTTTCAATGTATTTAGTATCATATAATTTTTCTTTTTTATGAGCTATGTTTTTCTTTTCATGTACATAGTATAGCCAGTACGCGTGTATAGCACTTTCACGCTTGTATTCATCAGGCATACACTGTGGAGGTTCTGAAAAACCTGTATGTAGTATACCGTCAGGATACTTAGCTAATGGCTCTTTACATTTAGTAATTGATAAATGTACTTTGCCATAGCGTTTAGTATACTCATCACCTAACGCTAGCATGTGATAATACAACCACAAATAATTACTAGCACTTTGTCTTACCCACCTTGTGGACGGGTGATTGACATGAGCTTTTTTATAAGGCACCCATTCAGTTTCGTAATCAAGACCATGACAATGATGTGCAGTACAAAGCATCTGAGCTGATTCTAATATCATCTTAACAACATGTTTATTATATTGTAACTGCGCAGCTTTAACTGGGTCTTTATCTAAGTAAAATATATTCATCTGTATCTAGTTTTGTTTACTCTATTATAATGAGCATCTAATAATAAGTGTACTACTTCTTCGCTTATCATGTTGTCGTTGTATAATTGGTATATTAACTTAGCCATACTATAATTCTCATTATTATATTACAAAGTACAAAACCAAATACAAAAAAATAAAGTTTAGTTTTTTTATTCATAGTTACGAATAGTTTTAAACAATGGGTGTCTGTAACTACCGTACTGAGTACGTTCGAAATAAGTAAACGTAGCTCGTTTGCCTATGTAGTCATGAATATTTTTTAGTATATCAGCTAGATCTTTGTAGTTGTAGCCTTTACCTGGAGGACAACCAAACTTATTGCCATCATCATCTTGCATTAAGAACTTGCCAAGAGTGCCTTCACGTTTGCCTTTACCTTCTTCATAACCTACAATAGTAGCTTCGGTGTCACTAAAGTCTTTAAACTTTTGTAAGTTGTAAGATCGTTTTTGCTGATAAGGTTTGTCTAGACGCAATATAGAGCCTTCGTAACCGTTATTTAAGTTGTATTGATGTCTTAACTGTGCAGACTCTTTAGAATTAACTAGAGTTGTTTCTACGTATTTAATAGATGCATCATAAAAATCAGCACAAGCTAGTTGATTAGATCTGTAACTGTAAGGATTATTCATTACTGTTTCTATGTAGTCATAGCAATGAAACTGTATAAGATGTTGAGCATTAAGTCTATCTTCAGGTGTAGGTTTTTGTTTTCTAACTAGAGATACAATCTTTTCGAAGTCATCTTTGAGTTTATGGTTGTATAATTCACCGTCTAGTGTTACATCTACATTAGCGTAATCAAAGAAAAACTTTCTTAGTGATAGTTTAATGTGTTCAAGGTTGTGAAATTCTTTACCTGTACGTGAGAAACATCTAATGTTTTCTTTATCGTCGACATATATAACACAACGTATGCCGTCAAGCTTAGGTTGAATGTATACTTTCTCGGACCAGTCGACAGGTTTTTTGTCTACTTTGTATGCGAGCATTGGTTTTATCATATTATTTAAATTTATTTAGTTTATTTTCTACTACGTAGATCTTGTTTTTTATTTTTTCACACATATTATAGTTTTCTTTTTGTAAGTTATAATCTAATTGTGTCATTAAAGTAGCTAGTTCAGATAAAAGATCTTGCTCCTCGTCTTGTGGAGACACTAAGTCTTCAAATTCTAGCTCTGATAAGCCATCTAATACTAATTTAGCAACTCTTTGCGCTAGTTTCTCTATTTCGTTTTCAGTCATATATTTATTATCCAATACTGTTCGTATTTAGTTTGTAATTTTTTCTTGATTATTAGGGTTTTTACTCCAATCAGTGTATTCAAATTTTTCAGGTTGAGACCATTTTTCTATTATCTTATCAACAGGTGATACAAATACACAAGAGTCTGTGTGCTGATTCCAACACGTTATCCATACATCTGGTTTACCTACCCATATAACATAAGTGTAATTATGATCTATGTTTTCATGGCTAGGATATAAGTATTGTGAGTTGTAATGAAAGTCTTTTACTAAGTGAGATGCTACTCTTGAGCCATCACCAAACTGTGTGAAACCTTTAACATCTTGCATATGCTTAACCCAATTAGCAAGCTCTACAGCTCTGTATTCAGGATAACCATCATGGTGTAAATACATATTTACATAGCTTTTGTCACCAATTTCGCAAGGATGTATAGCAAAACCGTCTTTATACTTTTCAGTCTCTGATCTATGGACTACCATAGTTACGTTTCTTGTACTCATATTATTCGTTTGAAGTTTCTTCATCGGTAGGTAAATCTTCATAACCTTCGTCTATGAGTTCATCTCTAACCATGTCAGTGTATAAATCAACTAATTCTACATATAAGTCTCTAATAGCATCTTGTAACCAGTAGTTATCATCATGTATATCATCTACATATATCTTAACGTCACTATGATCATTATCATAAACAGCTGTTTTAAACTGATCTGCAAGATCATTATCATAATAGAATACGTTTTCACTTACACATACTTTATCTTGCATGTAAGTACTAATCCATACACTATAGCCATCTGCTGTAGTTTCTTCGTATATATAGTGATCACAGTCGCTTGACCAGTCATCTGTTATTTCTAAATCATAATGCTTACACACTACTTTTTTAACATGCTCTTCATCGTGTGAATCTTGTTCACCGAAACCTTTCTTAATTAGTCCTTCTTCGACTAACTCATCTGTTATAAATTTACTCATATTTCTTTATTTATTATTTTATCTATTTTGTTTATTAAGTAATCTTTGTCTGACATATTACCATAGTATTCTTTTAATGACCAAGCTATGTCTTGTAGTTTATCTTCTAATGCGGTGATATATATTTTATCATCTATCTTAATAGGCATTTGTCTTGGTTCTATTTTACCTTCGTCTACCATTTCGTAGTATTTCTTTACTGAGTCGCTCATCTTTGTATAATTTTTTCACCGTACATAAAGCTGTAGCAATCTAGTTCCCAACTGTTTAAGTCACCGTAGGTTAATATATCTCTAACTTCATAGACACTTAATTCCGACCACATCATTTTTGACATAAGCGTATACTTTAGTCTTTTAGCGCTATTGTATTTTCTAGCACTAGCTTTTAAACTTGTTTTAACGTCGGGCAAAAGATTGTCGTAGACGGATTTAATTTTACTCATATATATTATTTTATTTGATTACATATTTATTATCCACAACCATACGTATTATGTTTGTAAATATTAGGTGCGCAGGGAGGATTCGAACCTCCGACCTCGAGTTTATGAGACTCGCGAGCTAACCATCTGCTCTACCGCGCAATATTAAGAGAGATGTGCCCACGAAGCGCTTCGTTTACGTAAATCCGCCGTTGTTTGTTGGACAAGTATATCTCTGCATATCTGCCATCTCTCTGTTAGTGGAAGTGGGCGGAATCGAACCGCCGTTGACACCTTTGCTTTCGCCGTGGTTGTCGCTTACCTTATCACTCCCTTTTCGAGGCACCAGTCGCGGACCGGTACTAACTAGTATTATGCTTTATCCGCGCTTTTGACCAGTATGCCGCCGCCTCGATTGCTAGCTATTCGCTTACGTGTGTGTGTAATACACTTCCGTATGATCACATATATCCGTCGATAGTCGTCCCCACATACACACCTAATTAAGCTACTCGTCTAGCTATTTTCTACGCCAAGCTCTGTGCACTGATGCACTTACTTCTTGACTTACTATTTGTATTGTATTACCTGTTTTGTGCTCTATAATAGGTACATAAGAGTATGTTTGTGTTGTGCTACAAGGCATACATGTTTTATAACCTAAGCTTAATCTTACAGGGTGTACTTTATCTCCACATTTACAATACATAGTTATTTATTTATTTGTTACATTTATATTATCCAAACTCATTCGTATTACGTTTGTAATAATTTTTTTAACGCTAAGTTTACCACATACTCTTTCATTTCTAAATAGCTATCACCACTTAGTGGCACATCAGCTAGTTGCCAATCAACGCTATCCGCTATTACTTCCGCTACATGATCCGCTACACCTTGTGCTATCGTATCTAATTCTTTCATTTTACTCATTATATACAGTTTTTATTGTTAAAGTTTAGTAGACATTGTATTCTATCTACACAGTTATTTATTCTTATTCTATCATAATTAGTACCTTGTGCATTCCATTTAGTTGGAGCAGGTACTTTAATCATTTTATTGATTTGGTACATAGTTTTTCTACCATGATACATATTTCTACCTTTAGTTTGAACTCTTACATATCCACTTTCGTAGCACGCTCCTAACCTACCATCACTTAATCTAAAATGAAGAGATCCTTGCTTTGTTATTTTAATTAATTTCATAATGTTTTTTTAATTAGTATTAGTTGGCTATTGTCAAATTTCTTATGTGTATCACGCCACATTTTGTTGTGTGTAAACTTTCTAGCTTTAGAAAACGTAGCTTTTTGACCTGTTTTAACTCTATTCCACTCATTGTCAGTTAAACCTGAGTACATAGTGTGATGCAAGTGTTTACGCCTGTGTTCTCTACCTTGTAGTTTTCTTTTGTTTTCAGAATACTCACACAGTTCTTTCATGTTACTAGGATACATAAGTAAGACCTTTGTAGTTAAACCATGAAGTAATACCATCTTGATCTTTGTCTTCATTGTATATAAAGGCAAACTTTTTAGGTAAATTGCTAACACTATAACCTTTGTAAGTCATATTGTCTAGTCTGATAGTTGTCGAGTTAACGAATTTTATTGATTTCATATTATATATTTGATTATATTATCCATTAGCGTTCGTATTAGGTCTGTAAATTAACATAGATTCTAGTCTACTATTATTATACTTTGACCAATACTGTCTTTCTATTGATTCTATTTGAGCTCTAGATATAGTTAGTATCTTTTTATGTGAGTGTTTTCTTTTCATTCTTGACTGTTATATATTAGAACTAGTATAGTTATATATAGTCCACCTGTTAGTAATTCTATCATCTGTAATCTACATTAGGTTTAATACTTGCAGCGACACTTTGTCTAAACTGCCATTCGTTTTGTCTATATTTAGCATTAGTACACCATTTGCGCCATGCTTTGCTTACAGTATTATTATTACCGTACTTTGCTTCGAACTTTTCTACTTGTCTAAGTTTAGCGTCGATCTGTTCTTGAGGGTAATCTTTGAATACTTCCATATTATTTATTAGTTTTTTTGTAGAACTCTATTCTGTCAAGAACATCTTGTCTAGTTATTTTATTATCCATTTGCTGACCGATATAGTAAGACATATCTATTTCTTTACCATTATCGCAAGTTAAAATCCACTGCATATTATTATTATTTATTAGTTATTATTATTATCCATTAGTGATCGTATTTGATTTGTAATTATACATAACCACCAAGTAATTCGAGTAATGTTTCAAGTGTAATTTCACCTGATTTATACATAGTTATAAAATCTTCCATTAGTTATATATTCCAAAGTTAGCATGAGTAGTATCTATCTCACCTGTTATTAAACCTACTATCATAAATAGTATACCTGATATTGCTAGTGGCATTAGTACACCAAAAGCTACTACTTCTGCTACTACTTCTACTACTGATTTTGACTTTACATATTTAGTCACTGCGGGAATAAATCCTCTGAATTTAAAGTTTTTCATATTATTATTTAGTTTATTAGTTTAGATTTTCCATAAAGTTTTCATATAAACTTTGAATATACACTTTATCATTTGATTCTTCTTCATTTAATTCATGAAGTGATAAGAATTTATTCCATTTTTTATAGTTTACAAAACATTCTTTGATTAATTCTTTCATATTATCTTACTCTATCGTATTTAGATATTGGTATTAGTGAGATTAGTTCTCTCATTCTAGCTTTTGATTCACTAGTTGGATTAAAGTTTGCGTGGAATTCATCAATTTGTTGAAGTTCACTGTAGATTTTAGTTAAGTTCATATTATTAAGATTTTATTAGTTGACATGGTGAGAATCGAACTCACATTAACCATTATGTCATTACTTGTTCGCATTTTTATACTTATAGAAACAAGTGGAACTTAAAGTTGTAATACTACTCAGATATTACTGTTCTAGCAATTACTGGAACACTAGTTGAAGAAGTGTAAGACTTGTACTTGTTGAAACAGTTCATTGATAGTAGTTTGTCTTTCATTACTTCATACACTTTATCATGATTGTAAGTGACTGTTTTACCATTTTTGAAGTTGACAGTGATTGTTTGGTTTTTACCGATTAGTGATTGTCTGATGACGAATCTTTTAGAAATTAAATTACTCATAGTTATTATATTTATTTATTATTTATTATTTACATTTATATTATCCATTTAGTCTCGTATTTGGTTTGTAAAAGTATATGAATTGTTTAGTAGTAGAATATGTCATGATGTCATACCACACTATGTCAAGATGTCATACTTCATTATTATTATGTCATGTGTCAATGTGTCATGTCATTGTGTCATATAAATGTGAGTGAAAACGTGAAACAATATACATAAATATAATTAAATGAGTTTGTTAGTCAGTACATGGTGAGACAGGGTCGAGGGGTGGTGCATAGGAAAACAGGTGGGGCCCGGTAAATTAAAATGCGTTTCGTAATTGATTGATTATCAGGGGGTTAGGGGGTAGCACTATACCTCTAAATTTGTTACATTTTTTTTTGTGACACTAGCCTATAATAGTATATAAGTAAGTGCCTATTGTCATACTTTAAAAAACAAGAATATTATGTGATTATAGTGATATGGCTACAAAAGAACCGGGTAACTCCCAAGGATTATCACCTACTGCTTTAAAAGCAAAGAGAGAAAGAGACTTGAAAATGGCTAAGACGCCTAGACGTACAGCTATGAGATCCCAAAACCAATCAATTGGCCAAAACTCTACTAGAGATATCCATCATGTAAATGGTGTCGCTGGTAAAACAATATACCAGTCAATATCACAAAATAGAGACACAAGTAACGAAAGAAACGCGTAAGACAGCGTACCAGGCAATATTGCCATAACCTAAATACCTTAATAATGACGTATTTTTATTACAAGACTAACACGTGGAATAGTCAACCACAGATCTCCGAAGACCAAATAAACCTTTGGAAACACCTTGCAGAAAAGAAAAACTGGAGGATTGTACAACTACCTAATGGTTATTATCAAACTGAACATCTAGATCCTGAGAAGGAAGATAATTGGTTAGATGTAACTAGAAGAGAAACCTTAGAGTCTGCTGAAGCAGCAATTGATGGAAGCATCGATCACTATGCTAAAAAGATAGATTTCTTAAAAGGACCTAAAGTAGTTAAAACATTTAAATAATAATCAATACAATTTAATCTAATGGAATATAATAACCCTAGCGAGTTAGTAAAAGATCTATCTTTTGGTAACGAAGCTAAAAGTAAAATAATGACTGGAGTTGATAAATTGTCACAAGCAGTTAAGTCAACACTAGGTGCGTCTGGTAAATGTGTAATTTACGAGGATGCTAGAGGAAAACCGGTGATCACAAAAGATGGTGTAACCGTTGCGGACAGCGTAGTCTTAATTGACCCGGTTGAGAATATTGGAGCTACCTTAATAAAGGAAGCTGCTAAAAACACAGTGAAAGAAGCAGGTGACGGTACTACTACAGCTACCGTCCTTGCTCAATCACTATTAGTAGAGGCATCAAAAGCTAAAGACTCAATAAGAGATGTAAAGCAAGGTATATCCTCGTATGCTAAAAAAATAAACAAGTACTTAGATGATATAGCTATAGACGTAGAAGGAGATATGTTAGACAATGTGGCTTCTATATCATGTAACAACGATAAAGAATTAGGCACCTTAATTTCTAGCGCTTATAATAAAGTAGGGAAATCAGGTGTGGTATTGATGGAAGAGTCAGAGACTGAAGAAACGTACGTTGAAATCGTAGATGGAGTACAATTGGAATCAGGCTTAAAATCGCCACACCTTATTACTGATAAAGAAAAACAAAAGTGTGAATTAGATAAACCTTTGGTTCTTATAGTGTCTTCACCAATACCTAATATAAGAAAAATACAACCTATATTAGAACATGTTATAAAAACTAAAAGAGCTTTACTTATAGTAGCAGATGTAGAAGCGCAAGTTTCCTCGACACTGCTAATGAATAAGGTTAAAGGCAATATAAAAGTAAATTACATCGATCCTCCTGGATTTGGTCCAACAAAAGCTGATACAATAGAAGATTTAGCTTTATTAACTGGGGCGACAGTGATAAACGAAGAGCTTGGAGATGATTTAGATCTCATACAACCTAATGTTTTAGGTGAAGCTTCAACAGCAGTGACAGAAGATAAGGTAACTGTTCTTACTATAGAGAACATGGATGCTAAAATATCTGAAAGAGTTAAAGATGTAAAGAAAAGTATTAAAAAAGAGACTAACCAATATTTAAAACGTAGGCTAGAACAAAGATTAGCCATGTTGAACGGCTCTGTAGCTGTTGTAAAAGTTGGTGCTGACTCTAAAATAGAGCTTAAAGAGAAAAAAGATAGAATAGAAGATTCAATTTACGCTGTTAAAGCCGCCTTGAAAGAAGGAATAGTCCCGGGTGGTGGCGTAGCTTTGTTAAATGCTGTAAAAAACACGCCATTTGATAGCGAAGGTGAACAAATATTGGCAAAAGCAGTTGAATCTCCTTTCTATACTATACTAGATAACGCAGGTTTACAAGATATATCTCACAAAAATCTAAAAGATGGTGAAGGAATTGATGTTACTTGTGGTTGTATTAAGAATATGATAGAAACTGGCATAATAGATCCGGTTTTGGTTACAAAATCGGCGCTAAAAAACGCTATATCAGTAGTTTTGACTATAATTTCAGCAGATTGTGTAATAAGTAACGTAAGAATAAGCAATGCAAGCAGTTAATTATTATATAGTAGTTGAAAAACATAAAGTAGAGCCGAAGAAAGTAGGTGGACTTTTAATAACAGACAATGTTGATACTGAAAACAGATATATTAAAGCTAATATAGTGTCTACAGGTACATTAGTTAAAGGACTTAAGGAAAAAGATGTTATATTCTTTGATAGACATGCTGGACACGGTATAAGGTGGAAAGAAAAACTGTATCATGTTATACAGATGCAAGACGTGGTATTAGTAGAATGAGACTAACTCCAAATAACTTAAGAGAAATAAATTTATTCAAGTATTATAGGCTCATTAGAAAATGGGCCTGTAAAACTTATGGGCTAAAAGACGCAGATTTAGAATTACTTATATATTTAGATTGCAAATCGCGATTTACACGTAATGATTTTATACAAGGAGTATATACATACTCTTGGGACAAAAACAGGTGGGAAAGGTTAAGAAAAGATGGTTGGATAGAAGCTTGGCGTCACAGAAATAGAACTACAATTAAATATACTATATACAAAACTTCTTTTAAGTGCAGTCAGTTAATAACTAGAATGTACAGAATAATGTTAGCTGAAGAAGATTTACCTACGTCAGAAAGAAGTAAATTTTTTAAAAACAAATCATACACTGATAAGGTTTATAATAAATCTATAGATGATATGATAAAAGATAAAGACAGATAGATATGAGAACAAAAGGAATAGGGCCTCAAGGTTTAGGTATGACTAATGAAATGAGTGATTGCTGTGGAGTACCAAACTGTGGTTGCCAAGGATCACCAAACAAGATTATTGAAGCTGTAGCTGGGGCTGTTGCTAGTAAAGTAGCTGGTAAGGTTGTAGACAAAGTAATGGATTAATGGGATTTCAACTACCTAAGAACAAAAGCGCGCTATTTGGCATAGATGAACAAATGTCTACGCACAGTAGACCTGTTATATATAAAGAGCTAGAAGGAGGTATAAAAGCCGAAGCTAATAGAGATGGTACTATATTTATGGATCCATCTGTTCCTGATGAAATGAAAGAAGAAGTGATAGCGCATGAAGATGTGCATTTAGATCAAATGGCATCTGGAAGATTAAGTTATAACAAAAACGAAGTAACTTGGAAACCAACAACAAGATCTCATATGAAAACTTTCAGCAGAGAAACTATGTCAGAAGGACTAGAGTCTCTTGCTTGGGAAAAAGAAGCATATGATGTTAGTAATAAAATAAAAAATTCATGAGTAAGATAAAATCAATAATCGAAAGACAAAGAGAATCAGGTAGTGGAGCACCTTTTAAATACTACGTAAACGAAAGAGCTGGCGACACTTCTCAAATTATGTCTAAAAACATAGAGGAAGCCGTACAAGGTGGTTTAGATGCAGCTCGAGAACAAGGTGTTGCTAAAGACCCAACTCCAGGTAAGTGCCCGGAAGGTTACAGTAAAGATCCTGTTAGTGACAAATGTGTGCCAAAAACTGAAGAAGAAGAAACTACAGGAGACGGTGGGACATTAGATATTAACGAAGGTGATCTTTCAGGAAATCCTTAAAAAAATTAAAAAATAAAAATTATGGCAAGAACACCATTTCAACTAAGAAGCGCATCACCTTTCAAACAAGAGAGAATGATACACAGTGAAGGCGGTAAAAACCTTCTAAAAGATGTAAACATTAAAAAAGGTAAAAAATCTATATATACTTATAAGCAAATGCATAAAGATCTTTTAGCTAAAGGTATGTCTCAAGCAGATGCTGATAAAGAAGTAGAAAAAGCTAGAGGTTTTAATCAAACTACATATGGAACTCAAAACCCAACTAGAGAAGGCTTAACTAATAACTATAGAGAACAAAAAGGTTCTATGGATATGAAAGATGTTCCGTCTGATGGTAAAGATGCTAAAGACGGTTCTATTATGGATTCTTTTAGCCCACAAGAAACTAGAATGCTTATAAGAGAGCGTAAAATCAATAAAAATAGAAAAGATAAGTTTGAAAATAAAAATAGAAGACAAACTGGTAGATATGACAATGCTCTGAAAAATAGTGGATTATCACAAGAAGAGTTTGATCTTACTAAAAGAGGTAAGAAACTTAAAATGAAAATAAATCAGTCTCAAGAAAACATTGATGATTATACAACTGGTTATAAAAGATCTCAAATGGCCAATCAACAAGGTGTTAATCAAGCTGATGGAACTAAAGTTGAGTATGATCCTGATAATGTTTCTATGGAAAAAGCAACAGCTGCTACAGAAGGAAGTTCTACAACTGAAGCTTCTGCTGATGATATGAAAAACCTTAGAAATACATCTGAAATAGATTTAGGCGCTGACACTAGCGATTCAAGTTATACTGAAAGTTTATCAGGTGGCAGTAATAAGCCAATTGGAGGTGCTGGACCTGCTGATAATGGATCTGATGAAACTACAGAAATTACGGAAACTGATAATGGTAGTTTGTTAAACACAGCTAAAAGACTAGGACAAAGAATATATGATGGAGATGGAGATGGTGATACTATATTTAATGATTCAAACAATGATGGTACAATGCTATCTAGGTTTATGGATAAAATTAATCCAGCTGCCACTACAACTGGCATTTTAAATCAAGACAAAAAAAAACTGAAGTAGATACTAAAGCTGACAAAAACTATGCTTTGATAAAAGACCTCCCAAATTACAAAGATAATAACCAAAAAGGTGGACACGTGTTTTCTGGTATGGAAGCTTTAACAGACAAGGGGATTGATTGGTTAATGGACAATATATCACTTGGAGATGGTAAAGGAGCTAGAACACCTGGCTTATATAAATCAAAAGAAACTAGACAAAAAAGCGCTACTCCCTTTAAACTAAAAAGAAATAAATAAATAAAACAATACAAATACAAAATCATGGCATATTCAAAAAGACCTAATGGAAATTTATTCCACAACATTAAAGGCTCACAGTCGAGTCAAGCCCCAACGCAACCTGGAATAAGTGGTATGGGGGAAGTAGAATCACCGGCTAAAAACATCTTGTTAAAAATTGCTCAAAAAGGAGTTTCAAGAATACTATCAAAAGGTGGTAACAAAGTTAAGTTTCTTCCTAAACGAAAAGTACCAGTAGCAAACCCTGGAACTGTAGGTGGAGCAAAGACTAGTTTTGGATCAAAAGTTGGAAACTTTGTTAAAGAATCAATAAAATATACTATTGGTGGTGGTGTTGCAAATTTGTTATTAGGATCAAGTGATAGTGAAACTAAAATGGGTGAAAATGGTCCAAAAGTACCTACTGGTGGTAAAAAGTATGACACTAACATGAAAGACTTTGCTTTAAACAGTCAAGCTAGACGTGATGAGTATACTAAAAGAGGTTGGAAACAAGATCATACTACTACTGTTAAAGGTGGTAACAAAACTGTTTCTGAAATAAAATCTAAACCTGTTGTTAAGTCAAACCGCACACCTACTGCTGAAGTAGAAGTAAACACAATGCCTTCGTCAACAAATCCAAGCGCTGTTGAAGTACAAAAAGATAAAAACAAAATAGATAGAAAAAGTAGATCTATTGACAAAAAGCAAGATAAGATTGATCAAGCTACAGCAAGTGGTAATGATAAGAAAGCTAGAAGAAAGCAAAGAAGCTTAGATAACAAAAAAGCTAGATTATCTGACAAAGGTCAACTAGATGCTAAATACATGTCTAACTTATCAGGAGGCGATGAAAGTAATAAAGAAGAATCACCAGTAAAAGCTTTATCTGATTTAAAACCAAACTTAGGTACTGGTAAAAATCAAATAAATCCTAATAGTGAATTTGGTAAAAAAATTGCATCAGCTGTACCTTACACATCAAGAATTCAAGCTTCTGCTAAATACAGAAAACCTAACGCTGCTGGACAATACGATAAATAATGTCTAAAAAGAAATTTACAGAAAGCACAGTAGGTAAACTACTATTTGGTGCTGCGTCTATGATAAATCCTACCCTTGGTAACTTACTAAAGGGTGCGACATCACCTGCTGAAGCTATAGCTCAGATAGGCAAATCAGATGTTAGCAACGAGGATAAGATAAAACTTCAACAATTAATTTACGATCAACAAAACAAAGAGATAGAGTCTATTACCTCTAGATGGCAAGCGGACTCTGCATCAGATTCATGGCTTTCAAAAAACGTGCGCCCGCTAGTTTTAGTGTGGTGCATTGTTATATTTTCGCTAGCTGGTATACTTGATAGTGTTGAATCAATACCTTTTAATATAGGTGTTACGTGGAACGATACTTTTGAAAAAGTTATGATGGCGGTTGTATTAGCCTATTTTGGCGGACGAAGTGGAGAAAAGATTGGAAATATACTAAAAAAATAGCATAATGAGTAGAATTAGTGAATATAATTTAGACGCTACAGTAGAAGGAAGCGACAAGCTGTTAGGTTCTAATGCTGACGGTTCTACTAGAAATTTTTCTGTAAATGACATTCAAGCTTTTTTATCAGAAACAAATACATCTGGCTCTAGCAGCTCTTTTACATATAGATATGAGCAAACTAATATATCTAATGGAGATATAAAATTTACTTTATCTAGTGGCAGTGCTTTTGCTAACATAACAAGCGTAAAATTAAGTAAATACAATTATAATTCTCAAAACGTTATAGACAAAGCTTTAGAACTTCTTAGCGCTAAAAAGGTAATAATATACGAAATAAGTAATAGAAATAATTATGGCGTGTTTGATGCTGGTACAATACTAGTAGATAGTCTTGATAGTAATTTCTATAATTTATCACTTACAAGCACTAAAAGTAACGGCTCTGTAAGTAATAATAAAATATACGGTGTAGCTTTATTTGCTGGCTCTGACGTTAATTACGTTCACCATCAAAATTCAGCAAATACTTCATGGACAATAAATCATAATCTAGGTAAATTCCCTAGCGTAAGTATAAAATTCTCAAGTTCTGACGAGGTTTATTCTAACGTAGGTGCTTTTGCCGGTGTTATATATACAAACGAAAACTCTTTAACAATAAACTTAGCAGCTGCTGAAAGTGGCTATGCATACTTAAACTAAAACTATGGCAATACCTTTTTTAAATCACTTAGACTTACGAAGTGTATCGGAGCTGCAAAATGCAATACTCCACAAAACTACATCAACTTCTGCTTCCAATGTAGAAGGTAAGATAATATACGACACAGGATCAAATTCATTAAAATTCTATAATGGATCCGCTTGGATCAACCTAGATGGCTCTGGAGACATTACCGCTGTTAACACAGCTTCAGGTTCGGGTTTATCAGGAGGAGATACCTCTGGTCCTGTAGACTTACAGGTTGTTCTTGATAATACTACCTTAGAGATAAGCACAAATACTATACAAGCTAAAACAGCTGCTATTGCAGATAGTGGAACCGGACTGGCAACTGCTGATCAAATACATACTTTTGTTACAACTTATGCAGACGCTGCTGGAACAGACAATTCAACAAATGTTACTTTAGAAACAACATCTCACAATTATTTATCTATAAGTGGTCAAGAAATAACTCTTGGGGCTATACAGCTAGGGTCAACTGGTCAAGACATAACAGGTACATTACCTATAGATCACGGTGGTACTGGTCAAACAACTGCTGCTGCCGCTGCTGATGCTTTACTTAACGTATCACAAGGTGGTGCACTTGCTATTGGTGATAGTAGTGATACTATTACTATTGCTGGTGATTTAGTTGTAACGGGTACGCAGACAATCCAAAACGAAACTGTACAAATTATAGAAAATAACACTATTCTATTTGAAGGTACTACAGCTAATGATCATGAGATAAAACTTACAGGTGGCGATCCAACTGCTGATAGAACAGTTGCTTTACCAGATGCTACTGGTACAGTTGCTTTAACAAGTGATATTAGTAATGGAACACTTACTGTTCAAGGAACTGGTGCTTTAGGTGGTACTGGAACATTTACAGCGAATCAATCTGGTAATACAACTATAAGTATATCTCACGATGATACTTCTTCACAAGCTTCAGTAGATAACAGTGGTTTAACTGTAATACAAGATGTAACTCTTGACACTTATGGTCACGTCACTGGCTTAGGTAGTCAAAACTTAACACAAGGTGTTGACGATAGAATAACAGCAAAACACTATGTAGGTACAATAGGTGACGGCTCTGCTACATCTATAACATTAGCTGAGTCTACGCATGGCATAAGTACTAGTAGTGATAATTTTATAGCACAACTTGTTGAGGTTTCAACTGGTGCTACCGTTAATGCTGATGTTGTTAGAGGTGCTAGTGGTGCGATAACATTTACATTTGCTTCGGCACCTGCTTCAAACGCAATAAGAGTTCTTATTCACAAAGTAGGGTAATATAATAAAATTTTAACATGGCGCAAAAGTTTTTAAGCGGCATAAGATTAACAGATGGAACAGCTTCTGCTCCATCGTTGTCTTTTAGCGGCGATTCAAATACTGGAATATATTGGAGTACCTATAGTGGTACTTCCAAGCAGCTAAACATATCTACAGACGGTAGTGTTCGCGCGTCATTTAATACAGCTGGAGTAACTTCAAATGCTAATTTTTACACATCAGCAGCTGGTTCTTTTAGAAATTACTCAGGTGTTTGGAAAGCCACTACTGGTATAACTGGTAATGGCTTTCAATTTATTACAGTTGATAGTACAGCCTTAACTATATCTTCTACTGGTGACGCAAATTTTGCAGGTGATATAGATGTAAATAGTTTTGTTGAAATTGGAGAAGATGGAACGTATCCTACTAATTATGGTGCAGTAGGTTTTGGTGGCAGAACAAATGGTTATGCTAGAATTTTTGGTGGTTTAACTAATAAAAATATTTATATAACATCCGGTACAGGTGGTGATATAAAATTTAGAGTAAATGGTACTAGTACAAATGTGTTAGATATTGAATCTGATGGTAATGCAACTTTTGCAGGGCGCGTCATGGCTGACACTCATTTCCAGTCTAGCGACACAAATGCAACTTTATCAGCCACTGGAAATGGAAATATATATTTAAGACCAAACGGATACTCAACAACAACAGGACAAGTTCATATTGATACTTCTGGTAACGCAACTTTTGCAGGCACAGTAAAAGCAGCAACAACATTTATAGCTGACGCGGTAGATGGAACTAATGCTGATCCAGGAACTGATAACGTGAGAGTTAGTGGTTATGGTATGATTGGTAATAGAGCTAATTTATATATTACCAACAGCAGTACATCCTCATCTGCTAATGTTCAAATAGGAGTTGGCGGTGTGCATAACGGCTCACCAAAACTTGTTATAAATCCTGGAAGCTCAATATTCTACACTGACATAAAAGCAAGTGCTGACTCAACGCATGATATAGGTACTAGTGCTTCTAGGTTTGCAAATATATACGCAGACACGTTATATGGTGATGGTAGCAATCTAACAAATCTTCCTTCTCAAATATCAGGTTTAGCAACTGAAAATTATGTTGACACAGCTGTAGCAAATGTTGTAGATACCGCGCCAGAGGCTTTAAACACACTAAACGAATTAGCTGCAGCGTTAGGTGATGACGCTGCTTTCTCAACAACAGTAAGTACAGCTTTAGGAAATAGAGTTAGAGTAGATACAGCTAGTCAAGGATTAAATTCTACTCAAAAATCAAATGCTAGAACAAATATAGGTGCTGGTACTTCAAGTTTTGACGGGGTATATTCTTCTTTATCAAGTATACCAACCTCGTTCACACCAGCACAACACACACAGGCTATAAGTACTATAACCGGTTTACAAACTGCTTTAGATGGCAAAAATATTTTCCAAGGTTCTTATTCAGCTGGATATACGGGAGATATGGATTCTTTAACAGGGTTTAGAGTTATAAGATCAACTTCTGGTTCCAACAGAGCGTTTTCAGCACATCACAATGTTATAACAATACCAAATACTGGTTCTTCTCAATACGGTGCTCAACTTGCTTTTGAAACAGGAACTGTTTCAGATGGAGGTATAAAGTTTAGAAACTCTACTAACGGTACATTTACTAGTTGGTATAGACTTTACCACGAAGGACATTTACCGACTTTATCAGAATTAGGAGCACAAGCAGCTTTATCAGCGCAAGATCTTACCGATATAGGTAACTTATCTGGCACAAACACAGGTGACCAAGATTTAAGTGGATATTTAACAACAGGTTTTTCAGATTATGTATCAAAAGCAAATGGAGGAACATTTGATGGCAACATAGCGGTTCAGGATATTAGCATGGGTGCAGACGATAGGTTCACTCATGGAAGTTATTTAGAGTTATCTTATGGTGCTTCAAACACATCTCAATTTACCTTTAATGCAGATTATGATGGTGGTCAAACAGGAACATATACACCACATTATAGTGGTACATCTGGTTCAGGAATGTCTATTGTTAAAATGCCATCTGGTGGAGTAGGTGGTTTAGATTTTTTTGTTAAAAATCATGGAACTACCACTGGATCACATAACATAAGTACCTTTACTAAAATACTAGAATTAAATCAAAATGGCGCATCTACTTTTGCTGGGAATGTAACTGCAAAAGGAGATATAATAATTGATAATAGCAGTGGAGATCCATTTTTAAAATTAAAAACAACAGCACAAGAATATGTAATAAGAATTGACCAATCAGATTCAGAAAAATTTCAAATAAGAGACATTACTAACAGTGCAACAAGATTAACTATAACTACTGCTGGAGATGCCAATTTCGGTGGAAACATATCATCTAATGGTACTATATCCGCGACAAACTTCTCAGGCTCTTCATCTGGAACCAACACTGGTGACCAAGATTTAAGTGGTTATTTAACATCATATTCAGAAACAGATACTTTAGACACCGTTTGTGATAGAGGCGCGATTACAGATCAAACTATTAAATCTACAAATGGATTAGGTTTTAGAGTTGATTCATCTGGTTCTGCCAGGATAGAAATAGAAAACGGAGGGTCTAATTGGGCATACTTAAGGCTCAGAGATGATAGTACGGTATCATGGGATATTGCATCATATAATGGTGGTGACTTAGAATTAAGACCAGCAGGTAGTGGAACTAATGGTTATCACTTTAACTCTAGTGGTGTTTTTACATCAGGAGATAACTTTACATCTACAAAAGGTAACACAGCTTATGATTGGGGTGATCACGATGGATTATATATTCCTGTAGGTGGTGGTCAATTCTCAGGAGCATTAGATTTTACTCCTGATACCGGTGCAATACTTAAAGTAGATAACCAAACTATAATAGAAAGAACTACTGCAAATGGAGGGCTTACTATTGGTCATGATGATTCTATAATTCTTGCAGGTGGCGATACTTCAAGTACATTAAATAACAATATTACTAACTCAGAGGAAACTGTGTTTATCGGTGCTGAAGGGGGTTTAAAGGTATTTGCATTTCCGAACAACATGTCTGGCGGATGGTCAGCAAGAGAAGAATGGTCTTTTGCAAATAATGGAGTTACTACTTTCCCTGGTAATACAGCTGTTGGCACTGCAAAATATACTTTAACAGTTAATTCACCTTCAGGTCTTACAACAACAATTGTAAATAACACAATCAATGTAACTTTTACAGCATCTACAACAACTAATATAGATTACTATTTAGTTTTTAGTTCTGTAGATGGTGGAGATTATGGATTAATATCTGTAATTCCTCCTGCTGATTTTGGAGCAACTATGTCAATCATAGATGACTCATTTGATGTAACAGGAACGCAAGCATATAGAGTGTATGCGGTTAAAAATGGCGTTTACTCATCAGCATTAACTGGTAGTAGAGCTTACGCTGTAACTTCAGCGGAACCAACAAACATGAGTGTTGTTAATTTAAATAAAGCATATTATGTTCAATGGGATCCACCTAGTAGTAATGCTAGGTTTGTGACAGCTTACAATGTGTATAAGCATGAGCACGCTACTCAAGGTAGTTTATTAAGATCATCTGCAACGTTGATATATTCTGGTTTAAATACTAGTTATATGTATTCAATAAACGGGGCAAACAATACTAATTTTCACCAATTTTGGGTTGAAACAACTATAGCGTAATGAGAGGCGGAGAAAACAGACAATTTTGGACTTGGGTAAAAAACCAAAGAGTAAAAGACATAGAGGCTGAGGAGGCAATAGGTACTCCAGATGAAACACATATGAGACTTTTAAAAAAAGGTTTAAAAGATGCTCAAAATAAAATAAACGAAATAGATGGCATTTAAAACAGAAAGACTTACATCATCAAATGATATATCTGTAGTAGGATGTATGATAAGTAACTGTCGTGGGCAGTTTGCTGTATTACCTGTGCACAAAGGAGGTATGTCTAATTATAAAAGTAGATCTGGTAGTGGTGCTTATGATGGTGGAGATAGAGTTATCGGTTTTACAACTGGTTATGAAATAGATGGTGACCTGCTTTTTACAGTTGGTTGGGGTGATGGTTTTGCTGTTCGTAGACTAAATAACGATGGCACTATGACAAGACTGTATCATGAAACTCAATTCTTGTACAGAGACACTAGCACTACTTATAATCACTTACAGTCTGTTGCTATAGATAAAGTAAATAAAAAAGGAGTTGTAATGACTTACAATGTTGAAGGGTATACAACTTTTAACTATAGCGGATGCGTAAACGGTGGAACTACTTTTGTTAAGGATGCTAGACCTACTCACAGTAATCCAGATTTTTTCATTGGTTCTCAAGACACTGGTAATGGATATGTTAATAGAGTTGGAACTTCTTACTCTGGTGGTTTATGCGCGGCAGGTTCCTGGTTTTATGCAGGTGACCATGATGCGCATCATTACAAAAAAGTAATGAGAAGAAACATACACACTAATACTGAAGAAAGATTAGATGCGACGTCTTCTAGTGTTATTAAATCTGGATCCGCTGCTATGGATAGAAACGGTTACAGGTATTATATTAACTACGATGAGGTAAATGATAGAATATTCTATATGCCTTTTTATAATGGTAGTTTTAACCTTGTGTTAGATGCCTCAACATCTACACCTGAATTAGTTTGGTGTGATGTTGGAGATGCTGGAAAAGGTGATGATTCATATGAACCAGGTATTTTTATACCTGATCCGCATAATGAACCTAATATTGTTTGTGTTGGAAGTGGTAATCAGTTACTTAAATTAAATATAACACCCTGTATGACAGGTAGTGCGCCAACAGTTTTAAAGACAGTTTCTTTTTCAAGTAACTGGGTTAATAATTTAGAGTACCCAATAAATTTTAGGTTTGGAACTAAGTACCACAAGACAACAGGTACACCAATGGATAAATCTCCAGGATACCCAGATCATTGTCCTACTGTTGCAGATAGAGGATGGGCAACTATAAGAGGTTTTGTTGATTTTGATAACGAACAAACAGCAACAATATTAAGACACGATAATGTTGTTGAAGATACAGCAACAGGTGGAAGAGGAAGATCATATAGAGATGATTATAGTACACCTATGGTTTTAATGTCTTCAGCAAACGGAACAAAATATTGGATAAAAATGGGTTATGGCGGTGATGGTCATTCTTTTACTATTTGGGATGAAGATGACAATCCTAATGAATTAATAGGTGACTGGGAGTTAATTCATGGTACTTTTACTTTAGATAACAGTGCTAATGTGGATATGGTGCATGTTCAAAATTCGCAGCATTTTAATATTCCTGCAAATTGTACTTTAACAGTTTATGTTTCAAATAACAATGGAACATCCTGGGAGACTTATGATAGAACATCAGATGACGCGCATGTTTTTACATCAACAGGAACACAACTAAGAGTTAAATTTACAGCAACAGGAAGACCAGACAGGTCACCATATTACGTCGGAAACAAAGGATATTTATCCGTTTCTTATGGTTCCATGCATGACGCAGCTAAAAACTCTAATATTAAATTTAAAATAACTAGGAAAAGATTAAGATAATATGGCAACAGTTAATTCATCAAAAAGACATTTAGTTTTAACATCAGACACTTACGAAAGTAATAGTGATGTTGTAGTTGGAGGTAATTTAACTATTACAGGTAGTGTTACAGCAACTACAATTAACACAGGACAAGGAGCTACTGAGGTTTATTTAATGAACCAAAATGTTAGAACATCTGACAATGTACAGTTTGCTGATGTAACAGTTACTGGTGATCTAAATATAACAGGTGATATAAACTCTACTAGTGTTACTAATTTAGATGTAGACGATAAAACAATAACAATAGCAAAAGGAGCTGCAGATAGTGCGGCAGCAGATGGAGCAGGTATAGTTGTAGATGGAGCAAGTGCTTCTTTATTGTACGATCACACTGGAACTCAATGGGAGTTTAATAAACCAGTAGATGTCAAAGTTGGTAGTTCTGCTATTACAATGACTGAGTATGGTAATGGGGCTACCATTTGGCTTGATGGTGTTAATGGTGATTTCATTGGTGGTGATTATTTTGGCATACATGCTTATAGTAATACTTCCTTAGATTTTAGTTATGGAGCCGCCACTAAAATGAGTATGACTAACGCTGGTGTTTTAACAACAACTGGGTTAGATATAAACGGTAATGCTGATATATCAGGTAATATAACAAACGCTACTTGGGCTGGTGATATAATAGCAGAAGCTAAATTACAAAATCAGTCAGGAACTAACACGGGTGATAATTCAGCAAACACACACTCTAGTATGTTTATTGATCGTGGAGATGTTAACGTTACGACAACAAGTGGAGGAAGCAATAATAATCCTTTTGACAATGCACATACTGAAACTAAAATAGCAGAAAATGGAGCTAGATCGATAAGTTACACCGGTGCTTCAGCTCATTTATTTACTTCATTTGTAGGAGGAAGCGCTTCAGTTTTACAGTTGGGAGCTCATTATAATGGTGATGATTTTTACATGAGAGTAAGAACCGATGGTTCAAGTTGGAAAAACTGGAGAAAATTGTGGCATGATAACTATCACCCAAATGCTGACAAATGGACTACCGCTAGAACTCTTTCTCTTACTGGAGAAGTAACAGGTTCTGTGTCATGGGACGGATCTGGTAACGCATCACTAGCTACAACACTTAACAATAGCTCTCTTGATGATCAATATGTCACCGTAGGTTCAAGACACGCAGGAGATGGTTCAGCGCTATCAGCAGCAAGCAAAGCAAGTATTAGAATATGGGATGTTTCAGCAGCGTCAGACGACCCTTCAGGTGCTAGTGATGGTTTAGTGCTAACGGCTGGATGGGATAGTAATGATTGGGCTGTTCAACAATATCACGACTTTCATAGCAATGATTTATATTTAAGATCAAAACAAAGTGGAACTTGGATGACAACATGGGATAGAGTATTCCATGACACGTATCATCCAAACGCTGACAAGTGGACAACTGCAAGAACTATAACGTTAGGAGGTGATTTATCTGGATCTGTATCAATAGATGGATCAGCAAACGTAACACTATCTGCTCAAGTAACAAACAACAGCCATACTCATGACGATAGGTATTATACGGAAACTGAAATAAATGAAAATTTAGCAGCACTAAAAGGATGGGTTCCTGCTTATAGCAACACAGATGTAAGCTCGGTTAGGTGGAACTTTACAGAAGACGCATTACAAATACAGTCAAGTACAGATACTACTACAGGAGCTTCATTTAAAGCTAGAAGAATTACATCAGGTGAGAAAATACGAATTACTATAATGGCAAAAGCAAGTGCTGCTGCTAGTAATGGGGTATACTTTAGAATGTACCAACATAATGGTGATATGCCTAATGGTAAAACACACGTTTCTAACGACGCTTCGAATTCTTCTGTATTAGTACAAGAAGATGATGCAGGTGTGACTAACTGGCATGAAAATAGCTCCATAACTACAGGTTGGGTTACTTATGAAAAAGAATACACGGCAACTGCAGACGGGTATATAAGTTTAGTTATACTTAATTGGACTAATTTAGGTACAAACAGCCTTTACATTAAAAACCCCGATATACAAACCGTTAAAGCAGGATCTGCAGCAACAGCGGATTCATATACAGAAACAGATACATTAGCTACAGTTACTGGAAGAGGTGCAAGCACAACAACCTCGGTTACTTTTAACACAATAACAATGAATACTCCTGTTGTTGGTTCTTCTAATAAAATAAAATTTGCAAATAATGATTACATTAGATATGATGATACTGCTAACAGATGGCATTTTGATGTTGATGGTGGTACTAGTAATGGTTCCTTGCAAGCGACAACATTTGTAGGGGCATTATCAGGTAACGCTAGCTCTGTAACTAACGGATTTTATACTACAGGAAATCAAACAGCTTCAGGAGTTAAAACTTTTTCTGGAACATTAGATGTAAGTGGAGTTGCTAAAAACGTATTATCACAAAGTTACGTAGAGATTTATATTTACGGAGATGATGATAAATACTACCCAGTAACAATAGGTGGTGCAAGTAGTCATTATGGTTATCAAAAATACCATGTATCGAGAAGATATAATTGGACAGCACCGTCGACTTGGAATACGTCAACCCACATGGGTGCTTTAAGTTTAACATGGGAACACGGAAGTGATACTGCTTGGGGAGGAAATGATAAAGAGTGGAGAGTAATACAGTTTGACGAAGTATACACTACAGTATGTAATGGAATGTCATTGCCAGTTACAGAGGGAATGGTTGTTTGGCTAAGAGGTGGTGGAACTGGAGGTGCTAGGTATAGAGTATCAACACCACAGGGAGCAGGAGCAACTGTTAAAATATATGACAATAAAACAAGTGGTGCTAGTGGTAGTGGTACACATGTTGGATCAACTACTTTTACCGCTGGTGATGGTTCTACATATGCAGCTGAAAGTTATAGTTCAACTAACGTAAATAATAGAATAAAAGAATTCTGGCCAGTTAGAGGTAAAACAGAACACTACAGAGGACAACATCAAATTTTAGCGGCTATTGATGAAGATAATTTTGTAAGTAATTCTGCCACTAGAGTACCAACACAGCAAAGTACTAAAGCTTATGTTGATGCTCATACGTATTCACACAACCACGCTGCTAGTGATATAACATCTGGAACTTTTCCAACAAGTAGACTTGATAGTTCTGTTATATTTGGTAACAACTCTTCTGGTACAAACGAAAGTAATTTTACTAACTGGAACGATCTTAGTAAAACTGGTTTTTATTCAGATGATGGTGCTACTGGAAAATGGACTACGGCAAACTGGTCTTCAGTAATGCATTTTAAATTATACGACGATAATAACAATTATGCTAGTCAGTTAGGTTTCGATACTTATAATTCTGATTTCTATTATAGAATGAAAAACAATGGAACGTGGACTAGTTGGTACGAAGTATATCATGAGGGACATTTACCTACATGGAGTGAAGTTAGTGGAAAACCAACAACATTTACACCAAGTCAACACTCACAAGCATGGTCCACAATTTCATCTACTCCTACTACTTTAGCTGGTTACGGTATAACTGATGCAAATGGTGATCTTCGTTTTAATGATAGCGAAATGATATTACTTGGATCTTCTACTAGTAATCCATCTCAAGATGCTAGAATTTACCATAACGGCACTGACACTTACTTTGAAAACGCTACTGGCGAACTTAGGTTAATGTCTGATGCTTGGGCATTAAGAAGCTCAACTTCAGAAATATTAAGTTATAACACTACAGATGACGTAATTAAATCCACTGCAAAAGCTCTTCAACTAGGTAATGGGTCTGTTGGGTCGAGTGACGCTAGATTGATTTGTAAAAGAATGGACACAGGTGTTGCTGATGATATTCAATTTTTTAATGGTACTACTAGAGTAGGTGAAATTGGAGTTAAAGATACTACTTGGTTAAGAATAAATCAAACTACCGCTAAAAATATTTATACTCCTAGATATATTAGAGCTGACGGCGGTTTCTTTGTTGATAGCACTAGTAAGGGTATTAATGGTAGTGGTAATTTTATAGGTGGTACTATTACAGGTGCTTCTGATGCTAATGTTAGCAACTGGAACACAGCTTATACTCACTCACAATCAGCACACGCACCAAGTAATGCGCAAGCAAACGTAATAAACTATATAAGCCTTAGCGGTACTAATAATTATATAAAACTACACTCAGATTTAAGAGGATCAACAGTTTCAGGAGATGGTGAAATTGTTTATTTATACCCAAGTAATGATGACATTGCTAGTAGGGCTTATGTTAGTGACCTACCTTTTATAAGAAACAATGCAGATGATACATTCACAGGTAAACTTGTTGTTGGTAGTTCAAGCTCTAGAAGAGCTGGTATGTATGGTATATATAACTCCAGTTTAATTGGTCATATATGGTCAATGGGTACAGCGTATCAAATACCAGAAAATGGTGCTAACTTTGGAAACTTATACGGGTTAGCATATAAACACACAAACAACACTACTGGAGGTACAATGGCAGGAAGCCATCAAATGGTTTGGTGTCAAAATGGTACTGGTAAATCCGCTATGGGTACTAATATTTGGACATCAGGATCTTACACAGGTGCTTCAATAAGCGTAACTGGAAGCGCTTCTTTTGTTACTAGTGGTACTGGCACTCTCACATGTGGTGGAGCTGGTATATTTGGAGGCAGTGGAACTGGTGATGTTTATGTAGGGAACTTTGGTTCTGGAAATTTTGCAAGATTTCACACTAATAATTCAAACACTTATTTTGATATGAATTGTGGTGTTGTTTATTGGAGACAAGGTAGTAATACTAGATTTCAAAACAATATGACCAATGGTACATTTACAGCCTCTGGAGATGTTGTTGCTTATGGTTCGCCATCAGATGTTAGATTAAAAGAAAACATAAAACCAATTGAATCAGCGTTAGATAAAGTAAGCAGATTACAAGGTGTAACGTTTGACTGGAAACAATCAGATAGTATATTAAATATAAAAGAAGATGTAGGATTTATAGCACAAGATGTTCAAAAAGTCGTACCAGAGCTTGTTAGAGAGAATGAAGACGGTATGCTGTCAATGAGACATCAAGGTATTGCTCCAATACTGCTTGAAGCTATAAAAGAGTTAAAAGCTGAGATTGAAGAGTTAAAAAAATGCAATA